TCATGGCGTCGCCCCGCACTCCGGGCACCGTGGCATCGCGTCGTGCCTGAATCCGTGGTAGCTGTCGCACCGCTCCTCGATCACGCCGAGGTGGCCAGCCGAGCCAACCTCCGGAATCTCGACGATGCAGTAGATCCGGTGAGGCACCGCGCCTCGATCGTCGTAGGTAATCCACGAGTGGTCGTATCGATGCTCGGTCTGTTCCGGGACGATCACGCCGCCGCCTTCAGTGCCCGCTGCTCGGCCCCGAGCTTGCCGCCCGTCGAGCTGTTGCACGTCGAACACGCCGGCCGGATGTTCGACCTGGCGTAGGTCCCGCCCTTGCAGCCCGGCTTGATCCGGTCGACGGTCACGAGACTGACGGTCAGGAGCTTGCCGCATCGGTAGCACCGACAGGCTGGAGCACCTTCTCCGCGCGGAACGCCGTCCATCACCCACGAGCGCAGCGGGTTGACGATCGAGCCTTCGGCCAGGCACTCCGCGACGAGAGCGTGCATGTCGCGGTCGGCCCGGTACGTCTCGACGAGCCATGCCTTGCGGGCTCGCCGCGAGTACGACGAGCCCCGCTCGTTGGTGTTCGAGGTGCCCCTCACTCCGCACGCTCCACGGATGCGGTCTTGGCCTTGTCGTTCAGCAGGGCGTCGGCGAGGAGGCGGTCCAGCTCCTTCGACCCCGGCTCCACCTTCTCGTCGAGCATGACGGTGACGAGTCGACCGAAGAACCAATACCGCGTGCGGAAGTAGATGCCAGGGGTGTGGTCGATGTCCAGGGTGGTCCGACCGAAGAAGCCCCGCCTCCACACTGGCGTCGGCTCGAGGTACCGCACGGTCCAGTCCACCTCATCCAGCTCGCCATGCCTCGGCCCGCCGACGAACACTGCCGAGCGCTTCACTTCTTCCTCCCGTGCGCACCACGGTCGAGCGCCTTCAGCCGCTTGTCGGCGTCGCTGTTGAGGCGCTTGCCGGCGAGCTGGTCGCCCGTCACCTTCTTGAGGATCGCCTGGTTGGCGGGATCCTTGGGGTCGAAGGCCATCAGGCGGCCCCCTCCGGGTCGTCCTCGACTCCCGCAACCAGCTCGCCGGCCTGGTTGTAGACCGGTGTGGTCTTCTTGATCCACGGCAGCCGCAGGTCCGTGTGGCCGCGGGCGATGCTCGCCTGGGCGTAGCCGTCCTGGATGAGCCCGACCTCGGCCAGCACCTCGATGACCTTGACGTAGTCCTCCCACACCAGCGGGAGATCGATGTAGAGGTGGTAGTTGCCCGGCGTGCTCGAGGCGATGGCGCGAACAGGGTGGTCGATGTCGAGGGCGACGGTGTGGTAGCCGGTCGGCTCTCCGCTTGTGCCGAGGAGCGTGCTCGCGATCACGTTGGCCTCGCAGAGGTCGGTGACCGGGCGCTCATCCGGCTCGGTGTCGAACTCACCCGAGTCTCGGTCCAGGTTCGCCTTGTGGTACTGGTGCTGGTACGCCGACAAGCGGGCGACCTGATTCAGCTCCTCCATGTGGTCGCTGTCGCCGATCACCCTCGTGCCGATCTCCGTGGTGACGGCGTCGCCGGACGCTGCGATCTGCGCGATGCCCGTCACGAGATCCCTGCCGTCGAGCCCCGCGCCGTCGATCCACGAGTCGCCCGTGGTGAAGAAATCCAGAGTGCTCACGCCGCTACCTTCCTCTCATACTCACGGTCAACGACGTCGGCGAAGCCGATCATGCTCATGACGAACCGCCGTCCGTGGCGTTCGTTCTCGTTGTGCGGAGCGTGGAGCAGCCAGACGTTGACTCCGGCCACGTCGAGCTCGTCGTAGTTCTTCACCCGGTCATCGATGAACATCTCGAGACCGAGCTTCAGCGCCACAGGCGCCTTGTCCTGTGCGAAGGTGAGCGAGGCGTGCGGGATCTGCCACTCCTTCACCCACCGCTCGGTCAGGTAGCGCACGAGTCGGCCATGGTTCCAGCCGAAGCCTCGGGCGGTCACCAAGTGGATCTCGTGGCCGGCGTCGGCCAAGTCCTTCAGCGCCCACTGCGCACTCTCGATCGGCAGCGCGTCGTACAACTCGCCGGTCAGCGTGGCCGCGTCCATAACGGCCATGAACTCCTTGCGGGTGCAGCCGTAGCTCTCCCACATGTGCCAGGCGTCGACCTGTCGGCCGTTGGTGATGCCGGCCTCCTCGCACAGCTTGTGTGCGGTGTCCATGAATGGATAGATCACGTCGTCGATGTCGACACCGATCTTCACGCGGCCACCTTCCCCTCGTTGATCTGCCACTGCTCCCACGTCAGCGTCGGCACGACGACGCGATCGTTGTACTCGCGCCGGCTCTCGCTGGTCAGGTGAAGCAAGTCGCCCACCTCGCAGGGGTAGACGCGGCTCTCGACCTTCACGACTCCGCGGCGGGAGCCAATGGAGTCCATCTGGCGCCGGCGCTTGGACTGCGCCCGGCCCAACGCCTTGTCGGCGTCGCGCTCGTCGGCCCAGCCACGCTTCCCGCAGGCACATCTCTCGAACGCCACCACCTTCTTGCCCGCCATCGCCTAGTCCTCCTTCGTCTTCCAGATCGGACCCCAGTTCGGGGGCTCCTGACCGGGGTTGTCTCTGAACCACTGGATGCGTCGCTCGAGTTCGGCGTTCTTGCCGCCCTTCAAGGCGATCTCCGCGGCCTCGCGCGCCTTCTTGCGCGTGATGTAGTACGCGGCCGGCGTGCCGTTGAAGATCGGCAAGGTCCAGCTCTTGAACGTCTCGTGCGTCGCGGTCGAGTAGACGAGCTGCAACGCAGCGTCCGTGGCCTGCTTCTCGGTGGCGTACCAACCGAGCGCAACCTGATTCGACCGCGCCTCGTTCGGACTCAGATGCCCGGTGGGGTGGTACAGCTGGCCGACCACCGTGAACTTCGCCCGCTCCATCACGATCTCGAGCGCCGTATCCAGCGCCGCCTTCGCGGCCTCGGTCATGTCCTCGTGATCCTGGTCCAACGTCTCGACCATCCGCTCCACTTGCTTCTTCGTGAAGGTGATCGCCAAACATCTCTCCTCTCACAAGGGAGGGAGCCAGTCGCCTGACTCCCTCCCACACTCACAGTCGGATCACCAGAAGCGCGGCTGCTCCGGCAGGAACTCCTCCGCGCCGACCGACACGACCAGCGCGCCGTGCTCGGCGACCAGCCCCTTCGTCTCGCTCGTGTAGTCGTCCTCCAGGGGCGGGAGACGCCACGCGCCATGGATGTTCGAGCGCGGATAGAAGCCGGCGTGCAGCACCGTAACCACCGACCCGTGGGGTAGCTCGTCGAGCACCTTGGCGTCCTTGACGTAGAACGGAAGCAGCTCGGCCAGGCTCTCGGTCAGCGGCTCCGGCGTCTGCTCGATCGCGGCGATCTCCTTGACGGTGATGTGATAGCCCGTCTGGCCGACCGCGACCGTGTACGGCTGCCCGTGTCCTCGGTTGATGCGGACCAGCTTGGCGGTCGTGCCGTTGTAGCTGCTCGCCCTCCCGTCGAAGAACCGCTGCATGATCTGCACCGTGTCGCCCACGGCGACGAACGGGCCGAGGATCTCGGGGTTCAGCACTGTCATCGGCCGGCCTTTGCTGGCGATGTAGTTCACGGTGAACTCTGGCGTCGAGTAGGCGGCCTGGAATCCATTCTCGGTGCGCACGTAGGTGCGTCCCCCCGCCTGCACCTGAGCGCCAGCCGGCAGCGCCTCCAGTCCTTCACGATCCATGACGATGATCGGGTCGTTCACGCTGCGTCTCCTCTCACGATGGTCAGCGGGCCGAAGTGCTCCTTGACCCCTTCGTAGGTGTTGTGCAGGATCCCCTCGGCGAGTCGCCGCTCCGCGCGCTCGACGGCGGCCAGTCGATCACCTGGACTGTTGTCGCCTGCGATTGCGTACGAGTCGCCGGCAGGCGCACGTAGCCACGTGTCGCCGTCTTCGTCCACGACCTCCAGCGGCAGCCCCTGCTTGAAAATCACCGGCTCGCCCGTCACAGCCGCATGCTCTCGCGCCTCTCTGACCTCCTCGGCCCCGCCCGCGAACTCGTTCGGCTCAGCCGTGGCCTCGACCACCGCAGTCAGGTCAGCCTCGGCGTTGCGCTTCAGCACCGTGCTCGGTCGGTCGTCGAGCTGCGGGTTGTGTTCGAGGTGGTGCATCAGGAAGAAGCAGTGCCACGCCACCGCGGCGAGGTGGCTCACGCCCGGCCGGAGGTTCCAGTCCTCGTCGTAGATCGGGTTGTCGTCCTCGCCGATCAGCCCGGCTTCGCGGTAGATCGTGCCGTCGTAGTCCTCGCCGTTCTTGAAGGCGTAGTAGTGCCGCTCCAGCGCGGCCATCGACAGCGAGAACCGGTAACCATTCCGCCAGTTGTCGAGGCCGTTCTTCTGCTCGTACTTGGTCGAGCCAAGGCCGTATCGGTAGGCCAACTCCAGCATGGGGCCGGCCGGGATCTGGTCGAAGCGGGCGAGCTTGTCGCCCTTCGCTCCTCCGGTCTCGGATGTCACCCGAACCTCGCCGGCCTGCATCGCCCGCACTGCCTCCGTCACGCCGCAGCCCTCCTTACCTCGTACCGACCCTTGCCGGTCAGCTCGATCACGTGCGCCTTCGCGCCGTGGCTGGTCGCCTCCTGCTTGCCGGTGCGCTGCACCAGTCCCGCCTTGCGGAGCGCGGTGAACGTCGGCGCCCACGAGTTCACGTACGCCTGGCGGCGAGTCACGAACTTGTCGACCGTCTGCGGTCCCTCGTCAGCCAGCGCCTTCAGTACGACGCCGGCCTTCTCGGTCAGGGTCACGCAGCCACCTGGTCGGCCAGGTAGATCCGCCCGTCGAAGTCCGCCCGTCGCCGATCCGTGTCGGACGCGATGCTCTCGCGGTCCAGTGCTCCCTTGATCGAGTCAGCGTGCCTGCGCCGGGAACTCTTGGTGCAGCCGCCGACGTACATCAGCAGGTCCGCCAAGAACAGCGCCTCGTTCTCGCTCAGGTCCAGGACGACTCGCGTCTCCTGCTCCCCCGTCTTCTTGCCGAGGGCGCCTCGCACCTTCTTGTACTTCACCTTGGCCTTCGCCACTTACGCCACTCTCCTCTCATACTCACAGTTGATCCGATGGGGACAGTTCAGGTCCGTCAGTCCTGCCTTTCGCCAGCGCCTCAGGCTCCTCTGGAGGCTCGCGAGCTGGACTCCCAGGTCGTCCGCAATGCATCGCCAGTCGAATCCGAGTGAGCGCAGGTACTCGATCGTTTCGATAGTTTCGATGCGGCGCTGGCGAACCGCCGCGTACTCTCTCACATTCTCACTCATAGCCTCACACTCTCACAGTCGAGCATGTACCGTCAACTTCGGGACACCTCGTATCCAGCCTGCATCAACAACGCCTCGGCTGCGGCCTGACGGTGGGGCCATAGGCCTGTGGTCTTCGGGCCGACCAGACTGGACCAGGTGCCTCCGGCCTCAGCTTGAATCCCGCCGACCAGCTCACCGGAGGGATCAGCGAACACGTGGAACCGGTCCTCGTCGACGTGCTGAAGCCTCGGTCTCGCGTAGCCCTTGCTCACGTCAGCCCTCCTCCGGCTCGTGCCTGCCGTGCCGCTCGTACTTCGCGTCCCACGTCTCGGTGCAGACATCGTACGTCCCGCCGTCGTCACCCGAGCGCTTCTCCACCCAGCCAATCCCCGGCCCCATGTCCTCGAGCTGCTCTTTGCAGTGACGACAGGTGGTCAGCGTCTCGTCGGTGTCGTACATCTCAGCAGCCCGTTCGGCCTGATCGTACGACGGACTCGGATTGGGGTGGATGTCAGCCATCAGGAGCACGCCCAGTCCGGGTGGCCCGGCCACTTCACCACGGTGCATCCGCCGTACCCGACACCGAAGTCTCGGAGCGGGGCGCTGTGGATCTCCTCGTCGTTCCAGCTCGTACCCTCGTGACTCTCGTCGACGACCATCCGGCCCTCGTAGCACCGGTCCAGCTCGCCCATCGACACGCCCTCGGTGTACAGAATGAAGGTCTTGCCGTGGCCGGCGTCCAGCTCGGCGATGAGGTGATCTGGCCCCAGCTCCTCGCCGTCCGCGCCATCGTCGAGGAAGTCTTTGGTGATTCGGAAGGCGTACACCGGCTTCTCGTAGCCGGCCGCCTCATCCAGCGCGTCACCCAGCATCTTGAGGTAGAGGTTCATCGGCGCGTCACCTTCAGCGTCACAACCTCTTCCGTCTCCTCGATGATCATCCCGCTCGGCTCGGGATCCGGCTCGCTCGCCCAGGCGCACAGCGTGGCCAGGTTCACCGCGGCCAGTCGCACCCAGTTGTTCTCGTTCTCCGGCGTCGGCTCGTGCCGACTGAAGATCACGTGCCGCTCACGGTGCAGCTCGTCGCGCAGCTCGGGCGCAGGCCAGAAACCAGCGTTGTCGAACGAACGACCCTCAACCGTCGCCGTGATGCCCTGCTCGTCCGGCTCGTGCCAGTCGTCGCGCATGCGGATCTCTCGGGCGAACTCGCGGAACTCGTCCCGCGTGTCAATCAGTCTCATGGTTTCTCTCTCGTCTGTCGTGATGGTCATTGCGCGCCTGCCCAGGACTCGAACCATGGGTGTCTGCCAGTCAGGCTGTGGCGCTACCGGCGCCACACTTCGGGCAGGCGAAGCCTGCGGGCGGCTGGTCCTTGCAGTGGTCGCAGTTCACCGACTTCAGGAGCTGCGAAACCGGAGTCTCCAGCGCCTGAGCCAGGCGTAATGCCTCGATCATCAGCACTCGGCGCTTACCCTTCTCGATCCTGGCGATGGCCGCCTGGTCGAGGTTGACCCCATGCACTCGGAGTCGGTCAGCGAGGCCAACCTGAGTCCAGCCTCGCCATTGGCGACACTGCTTCACGCGGAGAGCGAAGGTCAGCTCGCTCTCGGTCAGTCCGACGCCGGCCATGCCTCCATCTCCTCGCACTTACAGTGGTTCACGTCGCAGTCGCAGCGGGTGCAGATGTCGATCAGCTCCCCCATGAACCTCACGGTTTCGGTCACGTCAGCACCTCCGCAAGGAACAGCCGCCCATCGGCCGTCATGGTCACCCAGGCGGCGAGGCCGGACATCACCACGACCATCAGCGCATCGAAGACCTTCACGCCGCCTCGCTCTCGCCGGCGTAGGACTCCAGCGCCTCACGCGCCTCGGCCTCGACGTACTCGCGGTCGTAGTACCCGCCGATCGCCTCGACCTCTTCCCACTCTTCGCGGCGTTCGTCGCTGCCGACCTTGATCCACTCGGCCTTCTGCTCGACGATCCAGACGTAGCACTCGCCGTTCAGGTATGCCTGGTATTCGTCCATGTCCACCAGGCGCAGCGGCTCGGCCCGACCCTCGGTCATCTCGGCCAGCCACTCGTCCGTCAGCTCCATGGCCTCGCGCCAGTGCGCGGTGTCGAAGGTGACGTAGCGGGCGCCCTCGAAGCCTCCGCTCCACACCATCTCGCGGGTTCCATGGAACATCCGGAGGTAGCGCTCGAAGTGCGGTGTCTCCCGCGGCCCGTTGCGGTCGTCGCCCCAGCGGTCGAGAGCTCGCACGATCGCGGGGTCCACCACGTACGACGTGATGCTGGTGACCTGCTCCGCTTCGTACCGATCCCAGCGGTTGTATCCGAACTTCAGGAGCGGAGATCCGCCGTCGTGGTACGGCTCAGTCGGCTGGTAGTCGACCTCGACCCGGACGCGGAAGTCTCCGCGCTCCTCGATCACGGTCTCGAAGCCGTCGTCGAACTCGCCCATGTCAGCCCTCCCCACCCGGCGCCGTGAACGTGATGCCGTATGAGGCGAACAGATCACCGAGGTTCTGCGTCGTGTCGGAGCTCCAGTCGTTCCCGGGGCTGCCCTCGTCGTCGTACTCCAGAATCTGGAAGACCTGACTCAGGATCTCGACCTTCGTGTCAGCGGACAGTGCGTCGAAGCGCTCTTGCGCACGGCTCTCGCTCATGCCGTCTCGCCCTCCAGTACCACCGCGTCCTTGCTCACGTCTGTGTAGCCGTAGGAGTCATCCGAGATGAACTCGGCCGGCTCCTGCCGGACCCGCTCCAGAGACCACTCGTCGTCGACGGTGCCGGCCTTGGTGCTGACCTCGAACCGCTCTACCGCTTCAGTGATGAGCGCCTCGTCTCGCGCCTGCTCGGTGCGGAACGCACGCGCGGACAGCTCGCCGTCGCTGTGCAGGACGAGCGTGTAGACGATCTCGGTGTGCTCCATCACGCACGACCCTTCGCCTGTCGAACCTGCCGACGACGGATCGTCTCGGCGCGGGCCTCCGGGCTGCGCTTGCGCGTCTGATACTTGGCCATGGTGTTACTCCTCATCAGGTTGACGGCGCACGGTGCGCACGTCGAAGCGCCTGCCGGGGACTCGAACCCCGGTGTCTGCCAGTCAGGCCGTCGTTCATCGGTTGCAGTTGCGTGCGGCCCACGCCGCATCGAGCAGGTTGCGAGCCAGTTCCTCGGCACCCTCGGGCGTGAGCCACGTGGCCGCGGTCAGCCGGACCTGGCCGGCGTGCACCTCAGGGATGCTCGGAGCGAGGACTTCGGCGGGTCGCGACGTGAAGGCGGTCACCGCCTCGCCGAGCTTCGTTACGACGGCGTACAGGTGCTCGTCCAGATTCTCGAGGTCGTCGTCGTCGCAGTTGTTCGCCCACTCGATGTACTTCCTGTACGCAGTGGCTGCGGCGTCCAGATCCGTGACGACGCTCTCGCTCCGCATCGCCTCGACCAGCGCGCCGAGGATGCCGTACGCCTCCTCGTCAAGATCTGCGATCGATTCGTCGTACCGGTAGACCGAGACCTCGCCCCGCTGGTACTTCGCGACCAGCTCGGCCCGTCGCGCCTCGGCCTCGTCATGCTCAGCCAGCAGGCTGTCCAGTCGAGCGCTCATGCGCCTACCGCCTTTGCCACAGCGCGTCCTCGACGTACGTCCCGATCAGCCGCGGGTCATCCGTCAGGAAGCTGTCGTCGCCGACCTCGAGCAGCTCGGCGTCGCCGTACTTGAATCCGTCGCCGGTGTTGTGGTTCGTGTCGCCGATGTCGTCACTCTCGATGTGACCCATTCGGAGCGCATCCGCCTGCTCGTAGCGACCGTTCGACTCGAGCAGCTCGGCCAGCGCCTCGGCCTCGGTGCACGTCAGGTGCGGGCCGAGATCGCGCAGCGTGTAGCCGTCGAACGTCTCCAGGAAGATGGCCAGCGTCACCTCGGGATGCTTGAGCGCATCCGGACGTTCCTTGCTCGGCTTGATCGTGTAGTCCATGACTCACTCGCTTCTGTTTTGGGCGTGCTTGAGCGCCTGCCCACGACTCGAACGTGGGTGTCTGCCGGTCAGGCTGTGTTGCTTAGTCCTCGGGCCACTGCTCGACGAACTCCGTCATCAGCTCGCCGTCGCGGCTGGTCCTGCTCACCTGTCGCACGGTCATGCGCTCCGGATCGAACTTCGGCCCCTCGCGCATCGACAGCTCGGTGATGATGGCGTAGCGCGCTCGCCTCTCGGCCTTCTGTGCGTCGCCGATGCCCTGCTCGGTCACGAGTGCGTGCCAGTTGCCGAATCCATCGGCCCACGTCGAGACCTTCACTCGCCAACCTCCTGCCACCACTCGCGAGGCATCAGGAAGAACTCGCCCTCATGCCACCCGAAGAGGTGGGTATCCGGCGCGACGTACTCGTTCAGCCAGTCCTCGGCCGCGTCGGCGAGTTCGTGGATCTCGTCGAGGAGATCGATCGTGACCAGCCCATCCTCGGCGGTCATGGTCAGCTCGCCAGCGTTGAACGCATCGACCGCGGCGAGCGAGGCATCCTCGAACGTCATGCCGTGATCCTTGGCGCGCTGGATCATCGCTGTGATGGCATAGTGTCCGCGCGACCCCTCGAACCAGCAGCCCGCGTCGGCAGCGCTTGCCGTGACGATCGTTGCCTCGCTCACGCAGCAGCCCCTTCCGTCTCGCGGACCACAAATCGGCAGGCGACGGGCTTGCCGTGATGCTTGCCCATGCACTCCACGCCTTCGACGTGTCGATCAGCCACGGCGAGACGCCGCCGCGTGTCGGCTTCCATCTCGTCCATCTGCGTTCCGCGCAGCGCCTCGTAGTGCGACAGGTCGGCGTCGAGAGGCAGGCTCGGGAACGCGGACCGGAACATTCGGAAGTAGAGGCCGGTCGCCGTCGTGTTGACCGGGGTTGCGAGCGTCACGTCACGGAACGTGCAGCACAGCTCGGCGGCGGTGCCAAGCCGGGTATCCTCGCCAGCCGCAACGCGATTCAGCAGCTCGCGGCAATGCGCTCGAAAGACCTGCTCGTGCGCCATCAGATCGTGCGTCGAAACCAGCAGGCTGAACGAATGCCAGATCGCGTCACATGCAGCGGGATGCCGTCGCTCCGCGCGCTTGATCTCCTCCTCGGCCCATTCCATCTGGTCGAACGCGGATGTCAGCGCAGCGCCCAGATCTCCGAACACTTCACCGCCGAGATGTTCGGTCACTCGGGCGATGCTCTCTCTCGTGTCCATGTCTCTCACTCTCACAGTTGGTTCTACTGAGTGCCCGACCCCGGACTCGAACCGGGGATGCACCATCTCGGGCGATCTACTCCCATACTCACGGTCGGTCAACGAAGCGCGGCGCCGTTCCAGCGCTCGCCCGCGAGGATCGTTCCGCAGGCGTCGCACTCGGCCGATGAGAACTCCGCGTCGATCTCTCCGACGACAAGCACCACGCCGGGCGTGCTCGACCACCACGCCTTGCAGTACTGATCCATGGCGTAGCTGTGACGTGCTTGCAGGTCGGTCCCGTCGTTGATCTCACCGCTCGCCAGCATCTGTGCGCAGTTGCCGCAGAAGCGCAGGTCGTCGGCAATCACCGTTGCCACGTCACTCACCCGCCGTGCGTCGAAGGATGGCCCAGCCGATCGCCTCGAACTCGTCGGCATCGTTCGGCTCGTCGTCCATCACGGTGACGATCACGAAGGTCTGCGGCTCGTCCTCCGCCATTTCGATCAGGTGCGCTGCGATCTGCGCACCGATGAACTCAGACGTATGCATGACTGCGCCGTGGTAGCAGTATTGGCCAGTCATTCCGGTCAGGGCTTCCCAGCCGTCCGCGTCGATCAGCACGTCCTCGTCGGGATCATTGGTCACAGACTCCGGCGCATACACGCCGGCCGCGTCGCCGATCACACCGTCGCTCGTGAGCGTGAACGGATGGTCGAACTCGATCGCGTTGATCTGCTTCCCGATCACGTGCATGTCTGCCAGTGAGCGTGTGTCGATCACGAGCACACCCGCCCGACGATCACGCGCTCGCACCCCGGACGCTCGAAGCGAACCACGATGGCGCTGAAGGCGTGCTCCGACATGTAGCCGTCCCACCTACTCAGGTGCTCGGGCAGACCGGAGTCCTTCGTGATGCCGTAGTCGGCAGTGAACTCGCCCAGGTCGTACAGCTCGCCCTTGAAGCGGACGAACGATGCGGAGTCCTCCCCCGCATCGATCTTCTCCCACTTGAGGTAGTCGAACTCCTCCCGCTCACGCGGGGTCAACTCGCACGCGTCCACGATGTCTCGTGGCACGTTGTTCGTGATGACCTTCATCGTGCTGCCTCTCGTCTTGGCTTGGCATCATCAGCGCACGGGAAGCCATCCCGTGCGGACCACGCGCATCCTGGCGGGACTATCGCGTGGTTTCGCCGTCGTGCTGGGGTCACTGCGTACGTCGCCGCACCAACCCCCAGACCGCCTTGATGCGGCCCAACAACAAGGGGCGCGGCGTACGGTTGCCGTGCCGTTTCCGATGCCTTGCGTGACTCATCTCTCGACCCTTCTGTAGATGTCCCCTACATCCCCAGTTGGCATCTCTCCCCCGAGATCTGCCCGTGGCCAGCCAGGGAATCGAACCCCGGACCTCTCCATCACTGGCCGAACCACTCACTCCCAGCCGCGGAGCCGGGACCAGCACCACTCGGGATGGCGGCGACACAGCAGCCGAGCCACCCAACGCCAGCGGACGTACTGCACGTGGCAGTTGTTCCGCAGGTCGTAGACCTCGTAGCGAGCCATCAGGACGAGAACCTGGCGTATGCGGCGGACTCGGACTCAGTAACGCGGTTCGCCCAGGCGATCGACGCGCTCACGCACTCCGGACGCTCGCAGGTGTCGGTGACAACCATGGATCCGATAGCGGTGTGAGCAACTACTGACCCGGTTGCGTCGTGGAGGCAGAGACCCTGCTCCATCACGCACCGACCAGATGCCACGGGAACGTCGTGCGCCGGGTGTTGCTCGGTGCGACTCGCCGCGTCGATACGGTGCGGCTCACGCCGTCACGCTCGACCGGCCAGCGAAGCTTCACCTTGCCGTGCCGGTACGTCGACGACCCGTGCGGGTGACGGTTGTATCCGATTGAAGCCATGGGTTAGCACTCCCATACTCACAGTTGGTTCGGAAGAATCGGCTGAGCAGCCGGGGCAACGCACCTCCCCACCCCCCGTACTCGAGAGGAGGTGCGCTGGTATCTGGTGGATCAGACGCGCCGGAGCAGAATCCCGCTCGGGTGAATGTCGTACCGGTACACGCCGGCCGTCTCGACCGTCGCCGGTCCCTTTGTCGTGCCAGGTAGCGGGATCGTGTCCCCCACCTTCAGGTCAAGTTCGACCTTCTGCCAGCGGCCATCGTCGCCGACCACAGGCTCGGCCCGGTCGAAGATGTCGTCCCAGGTGTAGTTCACCGCCCCACCTCCGTCAGCGTGTAGCGGTCGAGCTTGCCGTCGTAGTCGAAGCTGCACGAGTCCTCGGCCGGAGCCGAGCCCACGGCGAGGCAGTCCGGCTCCGGTACGGCGTAGCTCTCGGCCAGCGCCCCTCCCAGGTAGCCCGCCGCCAAGAGGGCGAGCGCACCGATTGCCTTGATCATGTAGTGATCCTCTCATACTCACGGTCGATCTGTAAAGCGCCTCTGGTCCGGGTTGACCGGTCTATCGCTGGCACCCGCTCACCGCTCGTCAACATGTTCGGAGTGTGTGAGCCTAGGTGCAGCACCCGGAGGCTTACGACGGGCTTGCGCCCGGTCTTGCACTAGTGTGCGGCTCACCCTTCCGTCTAGGTGGTCCAGCCGCTTTCGCGGTGGTCCGTTGCCCTGTCCGTCCGGGTGAGCCGCACTCTCAAGCCACGCGGTATGCCACGTGGACTAGCCCTTGAGAGAGAAAGTCTCGTACGTCCGACCACTCTGAACACCCGATTACGAGCATCCCACCCTGAGACCGATAGCGCGTTCGATACCACCCGGCATACCGGGATCAGTACCTACTGACACGTGTCTCGTACGGTGCCTGCCTCAGCGGCAAGCGTGATTCAACGCCTCCCTCAGGTACAACCATCCTGAGTCCATCGCGGCATGACGGGCAATGGCGTGCCCTTGCGTCGGTTGCCGCGGTCGGTATTCAGTTTGTGGTGGTGCGGTGTTGCTGGTGCAACCCTCTCACACTCACAGTGTGCCTGTCAAATGCGGGCTGACTGCGGATCGTAGGCGAGATGGGAAGGGGTCAAGCCCTGTACCGAGAGCCTCACTCGGAGGATCAGTCTTCCCTGCCAACGCCCTCACACTCTCACGTGCTGCGGGTTGCGGTCAAGTCCTGTGTTGCGGTCGCTCTGTGCGGTCCGCGTTGCGCTTGCGCCGTGTGCGCTCGCGCCGTCCGTGCGGGCTGTGAAGCCCGCGACAGGCACGCTGTGGAGTTGTTCAAGCTGCGGTCACTCGCTCCGCTCCGTGGTGGCTGCGGGGTGGTGATGAGGAGGAATCTACGCGCCAACCTCCCACACTCACAAACCCCGTTCCTGCCATCTGTCGTCAACATTCTGCCAGTCACAGAGCGTGAGGCCGGCGAGCACAGTAAGTAGTTCCTCCCATACTCTTGATCTACGCGAGGGTAGGGGGTATTTACCCCGCGCGCGTCGGGTGGGGCACCGCCATGTCTTAGCAGCTGGCGGATTGCCACAGTTCCAAGGTCGATCTGCCGGCGCCAGGATTCGCCGCTGAGTCGACCTGGAGCGGCGCTTCAAGTGGCCTCTGACCTACGAACTTATCCCTTCGAGGGCTTCGCCGTAGCCTCTACGGCTCATCGCTTTGGCGGGCGCGTAAGCGCCCTTTTCGCTGAGTGGCGGAGCCTCTACGCTCTGTGCTTAGAGTGCTCGGCGCCTCATCCGCTCACCTCCCGCTGCTCGGTCCCGCTAGGGACCGTGAGTGTTGGAGGTTTTGGCGATCCATGCTACCCTGTCAAAGCTTTGAGCGTAGTGAGAGTGTGAGAGGTAGCTCACATCGAAGGAGCGATATAAAGCTGTTCGCTCATGTCGACCTTATAAGTACAAGGGTAAAGAGCTAAGGACGAAGAGAGGGCTAACGCCCTCTAAGAGCTACGCCTTAAGGGCTAAGCCTTAGATCCCAACGAACTTGCCTCGGGTCCACGAGCATCGCTCACCGGTCATCGCGTACCGGCACGTGGTCGAGGCCATCTCTTGGGGAGGTGGTCGCAGTGCCGGGATGGAATGGCTCCAACCGCCGCGACCGCCTCCCCGCCAACTGGAACAAGATCCGCGAGAGGATCCTGCGCCGGGACAACTACGAGTGCCAGCAGGAGAACCCCTACGGTGCGAAGGAGTGCCCCGAGCCGGCGACAGATGTGGATCACATCATCCCTGGAGACGACCACAGCGACGTGAATCTCCAGTCCCTGTGCGACTGGCACCACAAGCAGAAGTCCGGAGCTGAAGGCGCAGCCGCAGCTCGGGCTCGGCGCCAGAAGATCGATCGGAAGTTTCGCAGGACCGAGGAGCACCCCGGCCTGATGTAAGCCGGGAGGGCGCGGCGCTTGCCCCCTCCCCCGCCCCCGGATTGAGCCCGACGCCCCTCTCCCGTCGACGCTCTCCGGGGGCTTTGTCTTGGCCAGCACCTATGTCCGTTGTTCGCGACGGCGGTTACGTGCTGGTCGTCTGGCCGTGTAGCTCAGTCGGTAGAGCACCTGCCTGCGAATGCAGAGCGGGAGGTCGCGGGTTCGATCCCCGCCCTGGCCCCAACCATGAGGAGGCGACGTGCACCTTCACCTCGCCTTCGGCGATTTCGTACTACTCGACCTGGAGCTGAACTCCAGCCTGCTCACTCGCTCCGAGCCGGAGCCGGACCTCGAAGAGGAGGAGCCGGAGCCGCTCGGCTTCCAAGCCCCTGTGAGGTGATCCCGTTGCCCGGTCCGGTTCCCAACCGTGAGTCCGACCTTGCTCGCCCACGCGAGCGCAAGGGCGGCGACCAGCAGTCCGTCACCAAGGGCGTGCTCCGCGAGACCGTGGTGCCCCACGCCGATAAGGACTGGCATCCGATCGCCCGCAAGCTGTGGGACGGCGTGAAGACCTCCGGCCAGGTCGACTTCTACCAGAACTCCGACTGGGCGATGCTCTACTCGCTCTGCGACGACCTCTCGCACTACAAGAAGTCGGGTAAGCGCAGCGGGCAGATGCTCCAGACGATCTACTCCGCGTTCGAGCGCCTCCTCATCACCGAGGGGGATCGCCGTCGCGTCCGCATCGAGCTCCACGAGCCGGAGCCCGAGACGCAGGCAGCCAGCGTGACCGCCATCGACGAGTACAAGGCCATGCTGAAGGTGGCCCCCAGCGAGGTGAGCGAGTGAGCGCGACCATCTCGGACCTGTTCTCCAAGACGCCGTTCTACATCGCCCACAGGGGCTCGGGTGACGAAGCCCCGGAGCACACCCTCGAGGCGTATCGCTACGCGGTGAGCGTCGGAGCCAAGGCTCTTGAGCTGTCCGTCCAGCGAACCGCTGACGGCGTACTGGTTTGCTACCACGACACGACCCTCGCCCGCATGACGGGAGGGGTGGCCGGCGCCGTGAGTGACTACACCTACGCGCAGCTCAAGAACAAGATCCCGGTGAAGGGGCAAGACCTCCTCGGCCCCGGCTGGGCCAACCTCGAGATCCCTCTCCTGTCGAAGGTGCTGGAAGAGTTCTACGGGCGCGTCGTCCTGTTCATCGAACCGAAGACGACCGACGCCACGGCACCTCTCCAGAAGCTCCTCCAGGATCTCCCCGGCGCCACCGAGAGCGTCGTCTACAAGTCGCACGTCAACGCCTCCAGCGGCCTCGCCTGGGCTCAGAGCAACGGCTTCCGGACCTGGGCGTACCTCGACTCGACGACCACCTCGGCGCAGATGGATGCAGCCGAGGCCAACGTCACGTACTGGGGCATCCCGGACGTGGATCCGAGCTCGACCACGAATGCTCAGATCGCCGCGGTCAGGGCTCGTCCGGTGGTCAAGCCGATCATCGTCTGGGAGGTCCACCGCCGCAGCCGGCGCGACGAACTTGCTGCGCTCGGCGTTCAGGGCATGATGACCTCGGGCTACTCGTACGTGACCAGCTCGACGCCGCTGCTCAAGGACGCTCACTTCGAGCTGGGGGTCAAGCCGCCCGGTTCGCTCGGCATCGACAACACCGTGAACCAGGCGCTGAGGTTCGACAGCGGCAATGGCGTCTACTTCACTACGGCGCCGAACCGCTCGGCGGTGATGGGCGCCCTGTGCCCTCTGCCGGCGAACGGCTACACCATCTTCTTCGACATGAAGTGGGACACGATCCCCGCGGCCTCCCTGCACGCCGGCATCGCCTTCGGCAGGACGACCGACGACATCTACCGCTTCGGTCAGACGCCGACCGGCGACGGCTATCACGTGCTGATCCGCGACGACGGCGACCTTCAGCTCTACACCCACACGTCAGGCGTCGGCTCCGGCACCTCGATCGGTACGGCCAACAACGGCACGCCCGATCCGGCCAACCCGGTCGCTGGCGTGTGGATGTCCTACAGCGTGAACGTCACCACGACGGGGATCACCGTCAGCCGGCTCGACGTGCCGAAGACCATCACCGTCTCCGACACCACCCGCCGAGGCGGCTACTTCCATCTGGTCGGTGGCAACACGACCGACGTGAATGCAGTCGCGCACTTCCGCAACGTGAAGGTCACTTACTGAGGAGGGGGGTGACTCGCCTTGGCGGCGAAGAACCCCCTCACCACAGAAGAGATCGAGGCCCTCGAGCCGACCTACCTCGGCCCGACGTGGCGCCGGCACGCTGACGGCTCGTGGTTCCTGCCGACGCACACGCTCGGCTGGCAGATCGCCGGCTGGTGCGCTGAGTACCTGCGCGCCAAGGGCGGCGGCCGATGGAAGTTCACGCCGGAGCAGATGCGCTTCGTGCTGTGGTGGTACGCGGTCGACGAGGACGGCGAGTTCATCTACCGCACCGGAGTCCTCCAGCGCCTGAAGGGCTGGGGCAAGGACCCATTGCTCGCGGTGCTCGCGCTCGTCGAGTTCGCCGGCCCGAGCCGCTTCTCCCACTGGGACGAGAACGGCAACCCTGTTGGTGTTGCGCACCCGGAAGCCTGGGTGCAGGTCACCGCGGTCAACCAGTCCCAGACGCGCAACACCATGCGCATGATCCCGTCGCTGATGACGGATCACTTCAAGGAGACGTACGGCATCAAGCCGGGCTCCGAACTGATCCGCGGACTGAACGGCCGGATCCACCTCGAGGCCGTCACCAGCTCGTTCCGTGCGCTCGAGGGCGGTCGGACGACGTTCGTCGTACTCAATGAGACGCAGCACTGGGTGTCCGGCAACAACGGCCACCAGATGTTCGAGACGATCGACGGTAACGCCACCAAGGGCGACAACCGCTACCTCTGCATCACTAACGCCTTCCTGCCCGGCGAAGACTCCGTGGCCGAGCGGATGCGCGAGGCGTACGACAAGGTGCAAGAGGGTCGCGCCACCGACGTGGGCGTGCTCTACGACTCGATCGAGGCACACCCCAAGACCCCGCTGACGCCCGAGGCGCTCGAGATCGTGATCCCCAAGATCCGGGGAGACGCGATCTGGCTGAAGGTCAAGGGGATCATCAAGTCGGTCCTCAACACGCAGATCTCCCCGGCGCGCTCGCGCCGAATGTGGCTCAACCAGATCGTCGCCGACAGCGACGCGCTGTATGGCCCGGAGCAGATCCGCGAGATCGAGGACTTCGAGCTGGTGCTCCTGCCAGGCGACGCGATCGTGGCCGGCTTCGACGGCGGTAAGACCGACGACGACACGGCGCTCGTCTGCATCCGGATCTCCGACCTCGCGGTGTTCAAGCTCGGCCACTGGTTCAAGCCAGACGGCCCCGAGGGCGAGCATTGGGAGGTCAACAAGGAGCAGGTCGACAGCGCGGTGCGCGACATGTTCCGCGTGTACGACGTGAAGGGCTTCTACGCCGACGTGGCGCTCTGGGAGTCCTACATCTCCGACTGGGCGAACGACTACAGCGAACAGCTCTCGGTCAAGTCCGAGGGCCGCAACGCCATCGCCTGGGACATGCGGTCTTCCCTGAAGCGCATCACCTACGCGCACGAGCGTCTGCTCCGCGCGATCTTCGACGCCAAGCTCCGGTTCGACGGCGACCTCTCGATGAGGCGCCACGCGCTCAATGCCCGTCGACGCTCCAACAACTTCGGCATCTCCTTCGGCAAGGAGAGCCGCGAATCCCCCCTCAAGGTCGACCTCTACGCCGCGCTGATGCTCGCTCACGAATGCCTCTACGACCTGCGTACGCGCGGGAAGAAGGTGAAGCAGCGGACAGGGCGCGGCTACTTCATGTGAAAGGCGGTGCCCAGTGGCCGAAGACATCTCGCCGCGCGACGTGCTGAAGCAACTGATGCTCGTGCTGCACCACGATCGCGAGCACCGCCTGGAGCGGATCGACCGTTATCGGCGGGGCACGCACGAAGACCCGTACAAGCCGAGCAACGCAGACCGCGAGTACAAGGAGCTGTGGAAGCGGGCGATCACGAACGTCATGCCTCTGCTGGTGAATACGCCAGTCCAGGCGATGTACGTGGACGACTACCGCGCCGGCTACTCCTCCGGCTCGAGCTTCAACCCCGCAGCCCCGCAGGCGCGTGGCTTCCAGATGGAGCACTGGCAGAACTCGCGGCTCGACGCCCGCCAGGGCGCGATCTACCGAGGCGCCCTCGACTTCGGTCACAGCTTCACCGTCACCGAGAAGCTTGACTCCGGAAAGGTCATCACGAAGGGCCTGTCGGCCCTGCGAACCTCGGCGCTGTTCGAGGATCCGGCGAACGACGAGACGCCGTACGCCGCTTTCACCGTCACGCGCTGGCCGCGGAACGCCGACGACCCTGAGAAGATCGAGATGGGCCAGGGTCGGCTCTGGGACGGGGACTCCGAGTACAAGGTCGAGTTCAAGTCGCTCGGCGATCCGAAGTCGGCCTCGCTGACCGAGGTTGGCCGGCATGGCGCCTCGGAGTGTCCGGTCACCCGCTTCGCTGCGGCCATCGACCTGGACGGTCGAACGGTCGGCGTCATCGAGCCGATGATCCCGCTCCAGAATCGGATCAACCAGACGATCTTCGACCTGCTGATCGCCCAGACCTACGGCTCGTTCAAGGTCCGGACGATCACCGGCATGGCTCCCCCGCTGAAGCGCGACCCCGAGACCGGCGAGCCCATCGTCGACGAGAACGGCAACCCCGTTCCACTGCCGATCAACATCAGCGCCAAGCGGGTGCTGTTCGGCGAGGACTCGGACGTGAAGTTCGGGACGCTCGACGAGACGCCGCTCGAGGGCTACATCGAGGCGATCAAGCTCGCCTTCCAGCACTTCTCGGCGCTCGGTCAGGTTCCGCCTCACCACTTGCTCGGGCAGATTGCCAATCTGTCGGCCGAGGCTCTGCTTGCCGCAGAGACCTCCCTGGCCCGGCATGTCGAGATGTTCCGGCACGCCTTCGGCGAGGCTTGGGAGCGCGTCTTCCGCCTGGCCGGCGAGCTGTCGGACAACACCGACGCCGCCGAGGACATGGCCGGCGAGGTCATCTGGCGCGACATGGAGCAGCGGTCGCTCGCCCAGGCTGCCGACGCACTCGGCAAGCTGAAGGAGCAGCTCGGCATTCCTGGCCGCGGCTTGTGGCCGCGCGTCCCTGGCGCCACGGCAGGCGAGATCGCCTACTGGGAGCAGGTCGCCTCCGAGGAGCAGCCCGAGCTCGAGCTCTCCCAACGGCTCAGCTCCTCCAGCGGACAGGACTTCGGCCCTGAGCCGGCGCCAACGTTCGTTGGCGCACTGCCGTGACGACGCCAGCTCGCCAGCACGAAGCCGATGCGGTCGAGCTGGCGTACCACACCGCGCTGATCCGGTACGGCCTGAAGGCCCAGGAAGACGCACTCGCGATGTGGCAAGACATCCCCACGGCCGGGGCCGCCAGGAGCGGCCCATGGCTGTTGAGGCTGCTTCGCTACATCGCGTTGCGACGACAGCGCGCACGCGCCCTGACCATCGCCAAGTACCGGCTGACGCGCGCACTGCGCACCGGCCATACCATCGCCCGGCCCGGCACGAGCTCGGAGTCCCCGGTGACCATCGGGGATCTGGAAGCCGAGTTCGAGCAACTGGCCGGCATCGACATCAACATCTCATCCGTGCCCGAGGCAACGACCATCCCGGTCGAGCCGATCACCGTTACCTCCACAGAGCTGGACCGCCTGGAGCGGGACGCGCAGGAGGAAGCGCAGGTCGTGCTCGACGCCCTCGGTCCTAGCAGCCTGACCAGGCGTCTGGCTGAACTGGATCTCGAAGAGGCTGCCGAGAAGGTCGACAAGCAGCGCACGGAGGCGCACCAGAAGTCGGGACGGCGGCAAGCAGCTGCGGTCGAACGTCTCGTGCTCAACGGTGCCCGCTCCACCACTTGGACCCTTGCGGCCAAGGACAAACGAGCTGTCGGGTACGTGCGCTTCTCGACGACCGGAACCCCCTGCGGCTGGTGCGCAATGCTCATCAGCCGCGGAGCCGTGTATCGCTCGGAGAAGAGTGCGAAGTACGCCGAAGGCGATCTCTACCACGACAACTGTAAGTGCGACGTGATGCCGGTCTTCAGTGACGAGCAGTACGACCAGTCAGACATGTTCGCACTCAACCGGGAGTACTCGGAGCTGTGGCCTCAGGTCACGCGCGGACTCTCCGGGAAGGCCGCCCTCTCTGCATGGCGGGCCTTCATTCGCAAGCAACAGGCCGACGCCCAGGAGGCGCGGCCCTCATCTACGAGCGTCCAGGAGGCGTGACCGTGCCCAAGCCCAACGGCAACCCGGTCGGGGCAGACACCGACCAGACTGACGAGACCGAGGTCGAAGAGACCACGGACGAGAGCACCGACGAGACCGCGGAAGAGACCGACGCCGAGGAGACCACGGACGAGACCGAGGACGAGGAGTCCGACGAGGTTCCGCCCGAGGTGCTGCGCAAGAAGCTGACCAAGGCCAACGCCGACGCGGCCAACTGGCGGACCAAGTTCCGCGAGCTGGAAGCGAAGTTCACGGACGCCAAGACTCCCGAGGAGTTCACGGCAGCCGTGGCCGAGCTGACCAAGGCGAACGCCGAACTGGCACGCGAGCGCGATGTCGCGAAGGTGGCACGGAAGCACAAACTGCCCGACGAGCTCGCTGAGCTGGTGAAGGGCGACACCCCCGAGGAGATGGACGCGCACGCGAAGAAGCTGGCGAGATTCGCCGGCAGGCCTGCGCCCGAGAACCTCGGCGGCGGCCTCGATCCCGACGAGGACAAGGGCGAGTTCGACCCGGTCGCCACCGTCAAGCGGAACCGCACCAACCGCTTCGCCTGATCCACCCCCAACCGAAGCCCCCGTCCTAGCCACAGGCCGGGGGCTTTCTCATGCCCACATGGAGGCACCCACCAATGGCACACGAAGTAGTCAAGCCGGAGAAGATCGCCGCCGTTGCGGCTGTCTCCCTGGAGCAGAACCTGGTCCTTCCCGCTGTGATGCACCGTGAGGGCATCGAGCAGTACAAGGGCGCCGAGGGCGACACGATCACCGTCAAGGTGCCGGGCGTCCTCCCGTACCGGAGCTACGGCTGGCGGAACGACCGCTCGGCGAGCATCCAGTTCGACGAGTACAAGGAGCGGAAGGTCGCCGTGACCTTCGGCGACGACATCTACTCGGCCGTTCGCCTGACCGACGAGCAGAACGACTTCGACCTCGACGGCTGGACCAAGCTGATGGCCGCGCAGACCAAGGCCGTGGGCCGGGGTCTCGAGCGGGGTGCGGTCAACAAGGTGCTGAACGCGCCGTACGAGATCACCCTGAAGCTGGACTCGACCAAGCTGCGCACCAGCCTGATCAAGGCCCGCAACGTCATGGACCGCCTTATGGTCCCGGACGAGCAGCGGATCATGCTCCTGGGCTCCGACGTGGAGGCCGCGCTGCTCGACGACGACAAGGTCTTCGGCAACGCCGCGCAGGTCGGCGAGTCCGACGCCGAGAGCGCGCTGCGCCGGGCGATCCTGGCGGACCGCTACGGCTTCACCTTCATCAAGGTGCTGGAGCTGCCGCCGACCACGGCCATCGCGATGGTCTCCTCGGCGTTCATCTTCGCGTCGGGCGCTCCGAGCGTCCCGCAGTCGGTCGGCTTCGGCGCCGCGGCGTCCTACGAGGGCGTGGCGCTGCGCTGGATCCGCGACTACGACATGGAGAAGACCCGCGACCGTTCGCTGGTCAACACCTACCCCGGCTTCCGGGAGGTCGTGGACACCCTGGTCGGCGTCGACGCGGAGAACCAGGCGTTCGTGTCCAACTACGAGCACTTCGTCCGCGCCTTCAAGCTCGTGCTCGACGGCACCGAGGTGCTGCCGGACCCGGACGGCGACGACGAGAAGGCGACCGAGCTGGGCAACATCACCGGCATCTGGGCGGCCAGCAACGCCACCGCTTCGGCTGACGCGGCCACGGTCCCGGCTTCGACCGAGGACCACGCTGACGGCACAGCGGTCGTGGGCACCGAGGGTGCGACCCCGACCAACCGGCGCAGCAAGGCCAAGAACGAGGCGTGATCAAGCGAGGGGCGAGGCCGAAGACCTCGCCCCTCCCCCTCCAGTAGATAGGAGCCCGCCATGGAGCCCTTGGCTGCCATCGAGGAGCTGCGCGACCGACTCCCCTTCCAGATGGATGAGGACGAGGAGCGCGACGCCCTCGGCGCACTGGAGTACCTGAGCGACGAGGCGCGGCACTACGGCAGCGAGTCGTGGAAGACGCCGCTCGTCACGCCCCCGCAGGTATGCAGGCTCGTCCTGCGAGCCGCGGTGCGCTACATGAAGAACCCGGACGGCTTCAGCCAGTCACGCGCAGGCGACGAGACAGTGGCCTGGAGCAACACGGACGGCGAGGACGCCGGCACGCCGCACTTCACCGACCGCGAGATCGGCATGCTGAAGAAGATCTCCGGATCCTCGAAGCTGTATGTCGCCGACTTCACCACCGGGCCGAGGCGCGACGCCAACTGCGATGTCGGCTACGTGCCGTGCGGTCCGGGCGAGGCGCCCTTCCCGTACTTCTCCGACCCGGTAGAGCCCTGGTGAGTCATCAGCGGCGCCGCGGCCAGAAGGCCACGATCTGGCGCACCATCACCATCACGGACAACCGAGGCAACGAGGTGAAGGTCGCCGACGAAGCGAACCCTTGGATCGTCAAGGCGTGGGAGATCCCGCAGCGGAGCGCCAAGGCCGAAGTACCCGGTCAGCAGAAGATCAACATCATCCGACTCGGCGTCCAGGCCAACCTGGAAGGCGTCGAGCTGTGGTCCCGCGTCGTGTTCAAGGGCAAGCCCTACGACGTGGTCACTCCCCCGGCCTACCACCACGGATCGAGCCGGCACGTGCGGCACTGGTCCATCGACATCCGGGAGCGTCCGAACCATGGCTGAGGTCTTCCGCGGGTTCAACGGGATGAAGTTCGAGAAGGCGCTGGCCGTCGAGCCTGGCGTGCAGGAGGGCCTAGCCGAGGTGACTCTAGAAGTCGCCGGCAAGGCCGAGGCCCTGCTCGCCGAGCACCACCACGACGGCGACGCCCAGATCGATGTCGAGGTCGGCGACGTTGACCACTACGTCGTCCTGTCGGACGAACGCGGCCAGCTCGCGGCGCTCTCCATCGAGTTCGGTCGTGAGCCCCACGAGAACGAAGACGGCGAACTGGTCGGCGGCATGGAAGGTCTCTACATCCTCCACCGCGCGGCCCACCTGAAGAAGCGGAGGAAGCGCAAGTGAGCCTCCCGCCCGAGATCCTCGCACTCGTCGAGATGAGCCCGGTCGAAGACCTGCTCCTCGACCTCCTCCCTGGCCGGCTTCCCGGCATCCAGGTCCAGTCGCTGATCCGTGAGGCGCAGACCTTCCCGCTGGTGATCGCTCGACGCTCGGGCAACTTCGGCGACTGGAACGGCGACGAGCGCTTCCTCGATGCGGCTCGGGTCACGGTCCACACGTTCTGCTCGGATCCCAACGGGGACGAGGATGCAGCCCTCCTCGCGGAGGCTGTCCGCGTCGTACTGCGGGACTCGGTCAACGTCGTCGTGCCGAGCCGGGGCCACATCACCAAGGTGAAGATGGCCTCCGCTCCGCGGCGAGTGACGGACTGGGCAACGGCCACCGGCCCTGTGCAGTACGCCGACCTTCCGACCGGCACCTGGCGCTACGAGACCTTGTACGACATCGAGATCAAGCGCTGGCTGCGCTAGCCCTCCCCAAACCCACCCAGAGACAAGCCCTCGGCAATGAGCCGGGGGCTTTCGTCTTGCCCGAACAAAGGAGATGGCACTCGTGCCTCTTATCGATCAGGCCACCCTCACTGTCGGGGCTGGCAACTACTACACCAACGTCGTCGGCTCGGAGCTGCCGGCCGACCTCCTGAACCCGGAGGTGGGTGGCTGGAGCAATGTCGGCCACACCTCGCTCGAGGACATCCTCTCGATCAGCTCGGAAGGCGGCGAGGCCACCGTCCTCGGCACCCTCCAGAACCGGACCCTGCGGACCAAGTACTCCGCACGGACCGAGACGCTGGCGTTCACGCTCCAGCAGTTCGACGCGAACGGCCTGCGGCTGTTCTACGGCGCAAACGCGCCGACGCTGGCCAACGGGATGATCGGTGTCCCGAACAACCCGGTCCCGACCGAGGCCGCGTTCCTGGCGGTGTTCGTCGACGGAGAGAACGTCTTCGCGTTCTGGGCTCCGAAGGCCGAGATCTACCGCGCCGACGACATGTCCCTGGCGGACACCGAGTCCCTCGCCGGCCTGCCCCTGGGCGTGAAGCCGCTCCAGCTGGGCGCGAACGCGTACACCTACGCGGTCACCCCGCTCGGCATCGTCGCCACGGGCGCGACCGCAGGCATCCCCGGCACGTTCACTCCGGCCGGCGCCTACGCCCCGGTGAACCTGGCCGCGATGACCGGCGTCACCGCGAGCCCGACCACCGCCTGGACCACAGGTCAGTACGTCACCCTCTCGGACGGCACGAAGGCCCACTGGGACAGCGACTCGTGGGAGTCCGGCCCGGCCTGATCCGGCTGAGCCCAACTGAACACCCCTCGCCCGCACTGCGTAGCGGACCCGGTGCGGGCGAGGGGGCACCACTCGGTGCCCAAAGCAACGGTCCGCTACATCCCATCTACCTATGGAGGTCCGCTACCTCATGTCCAACTCTTTCACCCTCGACGACATCCGCGCCGCCGCCGAGGCGAAGTACGGCGCCGTCCCGATCACCCTGTCGGACGGCTCGGTCTGCAAGCTGCTGAACCCGCTGCGCCTGTCGAAGGAGAAGCGCGCCAAGCTCACCGAGCTGAGCAAGGAGAACAAGGACGCGGAGAGCGTCGACGACTCGCAGGAGCAGCTCGAAGGCACGATCCGCATCGTGGCCGAGCGCGCCGTCCTGGCCGAGCAGCTGATCGAGGAGGTCGGCGGCGACCTGGCGGTCCTCGCCACGATCCTGGAGAAGTACAACGAGGGCGCCCAGGTGGGGGAAGCCTCGCCCTCGCAGGACTGATCGACGACTACGGAGAGGGCCTCTACCCCGACCTGCTCGAGTACTTCGACGTAAACCTCGTCGACGTGATCGCGGGTCGGGGTCCCTCCCCCGCCATCGTCAACACCCTCGCGAGGGCTCTGCCCGACACCTGTCTCACGGTCGCTCTCGCGAGTGGAGGCAGGGAGTTCCGCGGCTGGGGCGTCGACCGTCACCTCGACGCCGACCTGTACGACGCGCTGAACCAGAACACGCGCGCAACGGGCCAATGGGCCAAGAAGGCTCCAGACATCCCGCCGTATCCGCGACCTACATCGAGCAAGCCCGAGGAACGGCCGAAGACGAAGTCGGTGGCCGAGCTGTATCGGGGCTTCAGTGGAAGGAAGTAGCCCATGACGCAGGTCGTCGGACGCATCGCCGTCAAGGTGATACCGGATACCTCCGGCTTCCGAAGGAAGCTCAAGACCGACCTCAACGCCATCGAGAAGTCGCTCGACGGGCTGAAGGTGAACCTCGACCTGGACTCCGATGGCATCGCCCAGAAGGCAAAGGCCACCGCCAAGAAGGTCCAGGCCGAGCTGGACTCGATCACGCTCAAGATCAACGACCAGTCGCAGGACTCCCTGCGCAAGGCGATGGCGAACATCGAGCGCGAGATCGCCAAGCTCGACGAGATCGACTTCAAGGTGGAGCTCGACCGCGACTCCCTCAACGCTGCGCGAGACCTGCTGAGCGAACAGCTCGACAAGGTCTCCACAATCGACTTCCGGGTGAACCGAGGCAGCCTCAGCTCCGTCGAGAAGGCCATCAGCAAGATCGACGCCGAGCTCGAGAAGATGGCCGAGATCGACCTCCGCATCAAGCTCGACAAGAACTCCCTCACCACCGCACGCGAGGTGCTCCAGGCTGAGCTCGAGAAGGCTTCGCGCATCGAGGTGCAACTGGACAACGCCGCGTTCCGCAAGACGCAGGAGCGTATCCAGCGGGAGCTTGCCGGCATCCGGATCAGCCCGACGCTCGACGCCTCGGCGCAGACCAAGCTCCGGCGCCAGATGAGCAAGGTACTCGGTCAGATCGACGACCTCCAGGCCAGCATCACGCCGGAGATGTCCGAGCGCGACCGGCACAAGGTCGAGGGCGACATCCAGGATCTGCGCGAGAAGCTCGACGACCTCAAGAAGACCGAGATCCAGCCGGAGCTGAGCAGGGGCCAGAAGCTCCTGGTCGCCGGTGAGCTGCGCATCCTCACCCGCCCTCGCGAGGTCTCGATCCTCCCGAAGGTGAGCAAGACCGCAGCCGCGAAGGTCGCCACGACGCTGGCGGCACTATCCGGCGCGCGCCTGGTCAACGACATGATCGAAGACCTCGCCCGCAGCCTGGGGAACCTGGACAAGAACCTGCCCATCATCGGCACCATCGCCGAGGCGATTGCCGGCGTCGGCGCATGGGCTCTGTCGGCAACGAGCAACCTCTTCGCGCTGTCGGCGTCGCTCGCCCAGATAGCGGGAGTGGCGCTGGTCCTGCCGGGGATCTTTGGTGGCTTGGCCATCGGGCTCGGTACGACCATCGCCGTCCTGAAGGACTTCAACACGGTCCTACCCGACGTGAAGACCAAGCTGGCTTCACTTCAGGACCAGATGTCCGAGCGGTTCTGGAAGGTCGCACAGAAGCCCATCCGGGATCTGATCGACCACCTCTTCCCCGAGCTGAGCAAGGGTCTCGAGGAGACCTCGTCCAACCTGGGCACGTTCTTCGGTGGACTGGCCACGGCGCTCAAGACCTCGTTCGACGGCCTGCTCGGCAACATGTTCAAGGATCTGAACAACTCGATCCTGATCGCTGAGGGCGCCACGAACGCCATCGCTTCGGCGATCGCCACGCTGGGCAAGGTCGGCGCCGGCTACCTGCCTCAGCTGGCTGCCTGGTTCGTCAAGATCGCCAACCAGTTCAACGCCTGGCTCACTCAGGCCGCGGCGGACGGTCGGCTCAAGCAGTGGATCGACGACGGGATCTTCGCCCTCAAGGAGCTGGCTCGCGTTGCCGGAGGCATCGGCTCGATCCTGTCGGGCATCGCCGAGGCTGCACAGAAGGCCGGTGGCTCCTCGCTCACCAGCCTGGCCGACGCTCTCGGCCGTGTCGCTGAGACGGTCAACAGCCCGTCCTTCCAGCAGGCCCTCACAGGGGTCTTCGAAGCCGCGCAGCAGGCGATGGACAACATCTCCAACGTTGCCGGCCCGTCGCTCGAGCGGTTCTTCCTGTCGCTCTCGGGAACGCTCCAGACGATCCTCCCGCTCGTTGGCAACACCATCGGAAAGGTGGTCGGCGCAATCGCCGACGCGCTCTCTAGCCCGGTGGTATCCAAGGGCATCGAGCTCCTGTTCCGCGGACTCGACGCGGGGATCAACGGCATCCTGCCAGCACTGGCTCCGCTGTCCCGCGCACTCGGCGGGGTTGCCACGCTGATCGGCAGGATGGCTCAGGCCATCGGTCCGGTCCTCGGACAGGCGTTCACGATCCTGGCCGACCTCGTAGCCAACCTGACTGGCCCGCTCGGCTTCCTGGCCGAGACGCTCGCTGGCGTCCTGTCCAAGGCGCTCACTGCGGTGGCCCCGATCATCGGTGCCCTGGCGCAGGGGCTCATCTCCATGGCGCCTGGCATCAACGCCGTGGTCGAGTCGCTGGGGACCTTCCTGGTTGGCGCACTCACCACCCTCGGCCCATTGCTGGGGCAACTCCTCGAGACCCTCGGGCAGCTGCTGGGCGCCTACCTGCAAGGCATGGCCCCGGTGATCGACGTTCTGGGGCAGGCGATCCTGCAACTGGTCGAGCCCATTGCCCAGCTCGTTCAGGGTTTCTTGTCAGCCGTCCAGGTGGTCATTCCGCTACTCCCCGCACTGGGAGAGCTCAACGCTGCCGTACTCCAGCTGGTGCTGGCGTTCCTGCCTCTGGTCACCACGATCCTTCAAGAGTTCGCTGACCTGTCCGCAAAGGTCGCACCGGCCATCGCACCCGCTATCCCGATGATCGCCGAGATCGTCGAATGGCTGACCAAGTTCATCCTGAAGCTAGTCGAGTTTATCGCACCGATCGTGCAGTTCGGCGCGATGATGATCCGCACCTTCGCTGCCATCGATCTGGCAATCCTCGGATTCGTCTTCAAGGCCATTGCGTCCTTGGTCACGCTGTTCACCCAGATGGTGTCCCTCGCTATCAGTGCGGGCAAGGGGTTCGTCGGCGCCATCAAGGGCGCCTACGACAAGGTGACCGGCTTCTTCTCCACGCTGGCCGGCGTCGTAGCTGGCCACCTGGCGAAGTTCGTACTGGCGGTCAAGACCAAGATCGGCGAAGCCGTCACCGCGGTCCAGGAGCTTCCAGGCAAGGTCAAGGCAGCTGTCGGAAACATGGGCACTGCGCTCGTTGCGGCCGGCGCTTCGGTGATCGACGGCTTCATTGCCGGCATCAAGTCGAAGATCCCCGGCGTGCAGGGGGTCCTGAATGGGATCACTTCGAACCTGCCGTCCTGGAAGGGTCCGCCAGAGAAGGACTCGAAGATCCTGACGCCCGCTGGGCAAAAGGTCATCAACGGCTTCATCGTCGGAATCAAGAGCAAGATCCCCGAACTGCGGGGCGCGCTCCAGTCCCTGACGAACGCGCTGCCGTCGATGGTCAAGACGAACATCGGCAAGGTCAACTCCGTCATCGGCTCGATGTCGAAGGTGCTCACCTCCTCGCAGAAGGCTCACCTGAACGCCCTGGTCACCCAGGCGCAGACCGGTGTCGCTCTCGTCGAGAAGGCGCAGGCCAAGCTGACCGCCCAAATCAAGTCCGCCCAGAAGAACCTGGACGACCTGAAGAAGCAGTCGGCCGACTACGTCAAGAACGTCTACGACAAGCTGGTCAGCCCTGGCGACATCACCAGCGGCGAGGACCACTCGTACAAGGCGATCATCGCCAACCTGACCAAGGCCACGAAGCAGGCCGGCGAGTTCCGCAAGGTGCTCGCTGAGCTGACCAAGCGTGGCCTGAACAAGGAAGCGCTCGACCAGATCGCACAGGCTGGCCCCGAGGCCGGGCTCGCCGCGGCGAAGTCGATCCTCGGTCAGGGCAAGGCCGGCGTCAAGCAGATCAACGCCCTCCAGGCGCAGCTCTCCCAGGCGGCCAACAAGGCTGCTCAGCAGGCTGCGGCATCGCAGTTCCAGAACGGCATCAACATCGCGCAGGGCCTGCTCGACGGCCTGAAGAAGATGCAGAAGCCGCTCGACGCGCAGATGACTCGGCTGGCCGATGTGCTCGTTGCCGCGATCAAGCGTGCCCTCAAGATCAAGTCGCCCTCGCGGGTGTTCATGAAGCTCGGCGGTTACGTCGGGCAGGGCTTCGCGATCGGCATCGACAACGAGCGCGCCAGCGTGCAGTCGTCTCTGTCTGCGATGGCTGACCACCAGGCGGTGGGCTCGAAGCTCTCGGGCGCCGTCAACGCCGCTCTCGCCAAGGGCGGCTCCACCAGCGGGGGCAAGACCCTCAACTACTACGCCGCTCCGGGCAGGTCCCTCGACGCAGAGGAAGACCTCTTCGCGGCGGCCGACCGTACGAGGATGGTGTTCTAGCGTGCCCAAGCTGGTACTGAAGTCCAACGTCAACGGTGGAGTCCTCGACCTGGACTCCCTGTTGATGGCGGACGACCCGATCTACCAAGCGCTTCCGACCGAAGCGCGAGGTGCGCAGGCCCTTTCCGGTGTGACCGGTCTGGGCCTGCCGGACCTCTCCACCCAGTGGGTCGAGGGCGCTGGCGACGGAGCAACCTTCCGTGGCCAGCGCGCCCTCCCGCGCGACATCGACCTGCCGTTGTACTTCGACGGAGGCGATCGAGCCGGACTAAAGGCGCTATCGAAGACCCTCTCGACGATCCTTGCCGGCGAATGCGAACTTCGCATTGTCGATGAGGACGGCTCCTACTGGTTCGTGAATGTGCGTCGCGTAGGCGGCGGCCAGTACGTCTATGGCGCAGACACAACCGGCGAGCGCGATCTCATGACGGTGATCACGATGCGGGCCGGTGATCCGTACTGGACCTCGAGTCACTCGAACGCCCCGACGATCAAAGCCGCATCGAGCACGCGCGGTCTGCTGCAGGCCGGCGCTTCCCTTACCGCCTTGAAGCTCAAGCCTTCGCAGGCGCTCGGCTCAGTCGTCCTCGAGAACCTCGGGGACGCGCCGGCATGGCCCAGGTGGGAGGTCGTCGGTCCTGGCGACAACTTCGTTGCCATCTCCCCCGCTGGCGAGGTGCTCAACTGGACCGGCGCTCTGCTCGACGGCGAGGTGCTGACCATCGACACGAAGACGGCCAAGGTCACCGACAACCACGGCGTCAACCGGTTCTCGGAGATGGGGCCGGCGCCTCGCATGTGGAAGATCCCACCGGGCATCTTCACGGCGCAGGTCTCCCTGAACAACCCAGGCTCCGGTGGTCAGCAGCGGGTCAACCCTCGGCTGAACTATGTCACCAACGGCATGTTCGAGCTGGGAATCACTGGCTATGCGGCAACCACATCGACCAACCCGGTTGTCATCTCCTGGAGCAATCCGGGATCCGGGGGGCAGAAGACGCTTAAGGCTGTCGTTCCTGCCAACGGCTCTCCGCAGGTGTACTACACCGTCACGGGACTGACTCCCGGACGCACTTACATCCTCGGGGCTGCCGGCTTCATCGACGAAGGCGATTCCGGTCCGGCCTATGTGAAGGTCTCCGGTACGGCGAGCCAGCGCAGCTCCGGCCCCGGCAAGGGCGCCGTGCAGATGTCGACGCAGTTCGTCGCAACGTCGACCTCCCACGTGATCGAGCTGTGGGGCGCCGTCTCGCCGACCGTGGCGACGACAACCCTCTTCGACTCCGTCTACGTCGGCGAGGACTCCCAGTACTTCGACGGCGATACGCCGGACACCCTGACCAACGAGTTCGAATGGACTGGAACGCCGTACGCCTCGACCTCCCGCAAGTGGGACCTCATCCAGAGCGGGGAGTCGCTGATCCGGTGCATCTGGCAAGACCGGAAGCAGATGGTGATCTAAGTGCAGCTCTCGGACATCTCGGTCCTGGTTCGCGACAAGTCCCTGGCGATCCAGGGGATGATCCCCGACCAAGACCTCGACCTTCAGGCATCGATCGACCACAACGGCGTCGGTAGCTGGAAGCTCAACCTGTCCGCCGTCCATCCGATGGCCCCCGTGCTGCGCACGCCAGGGTCGGGGCTGATTGTCGTCGGGCCAGATGGAGAGAACCTCTTCTCTGGCCCGACCGACAAGCCCGAGCTCTCGATCTCCGCGGACGACCCCAGCGGCACCGTCACTTTCCAAGGCGTCACCGACAACGTGATCCTCGGCGAATCCTTGGCGTTCCCCTCGCCCGCTCTCCCCACCTCGGGCCAGACCGAGGCCAACGACACACGCACCGGCCCGAGCGAGACGCTCATGCACGCGTACGTCAACGCGAACATCGGGCCTACTGCAACGACTGGTCGCCGCAACACGAACCTCGTCATGGGCGCCAACGCCGGTCGCGGCACCGTGGTCACCAAGGCTCCCCGCTTCCAGGTGCTCGGTGAACTGCTGGCCGAGCTCGCCATCGAGGCGAACTACCCGCTCGGCTTCCGCGTCGTACAGCGTGGTGGCAGCCTCGCCTTCGAGACCTACCAGATCCGCGACAGGTCGGCCGAGATCCGCCTGGACGCACTCAACAACACGCTGGCCAGCCAGAAGGTCTCACAATCCCCTCCGGCCATCACGGTGGCGATCGTCGCCGGGCAAGGCGTCGGCAAGGATCGTCAGATCCGCGAGTACCACACTGCCGAGGCCGACGCGGCTGGCGCGCTATGGGGCCGGCGCATCGAGAGGTTCATCGACCAGCGCCAGACCAGCGTGGAGGCCGAGCTCGAGGCCGCGGGGATGGAACCCCTCCAGAAGGAGGGCGTCACCACTCTCGCCGTACAGGCGACGCCGGCCGAGGACAGCTCGATGAACTTCCTCACCGACTGGTACCTGGGCGACCGGGTGACCGTCGTCGTCGAGGGCCAGGAGCTGGTGGCCGACGTGACCGGCTTCGTCTTCAAGGTGGACAAGGACGGCTTCCGCCTCGGCGCCGTGATCGGCGACCCGGCAGGGTTCTCAGCTGAGGCAGCTGTCAGCAACCGAGTGGCCAACACGGAGAAGCGCGTCTCTTCCCTCGAGCGGAACGACGCTCCCGGCTCGACCGGTGGCGGATCGACTCCCTCGGCGGACAAGGCAGCGCTGAAGACCTCCGACACCACGGCCACCAACACCACCACGCTGGCGACCGACGCCGCGCTATCCATCACCGGCATCGCCTCCGGCAACTACATCTTCGACGCGATGATCGTCTACAGCGCAGACTCCGAGGCCGACTTCAAGGCTGCGTTCCTGGGAAGCGCCGGAATCGCCAACCTGATCCACCTCAACCTGCGCGAGGTCGCCACAGGCGCCGAGCACGGCGTCGTCGAAGGTGGCGCAGCGTTCACCGCGGCCGGACAAGGCGCCGGCACCAAGCGCTCCATGCAGCTGACGGGCTCCTTCACCAACTCGTCGAGCTCGCAGAGCCTCAGCTTCCAGTGGGCACAGAGGACCGCCCACGCCTCGACTGTGGCCGTGCATCGCGGCTCGTTCGTGCGCATCCAAAAGGTCTGACCCCCATGTTCTTCAGAGACCCATTGGAGGTCCCCTCGTGCCTTACAGCTCCTTCCCGTTCGACAACCAGGACACCACTGAAACCCAGTACAGCAAGCTGTTCCGGGAGCTCCAGGCGTCCGGCGTGGCGGACACGTACGGCGGCTCGGCCCTTCGGGTGGATGCCACCGGAGGGATGAACATCGCCATCCAGGCAGGCTTCGCCATCGTCCGCGGACATGGCTTCCTGTGCGACGCCGCCGAGCCCCTCACGATCCCCGCCGCTGGTAGCAGCCAGGTGATCCACACGGTTGTCCTGCGCCTCGATCCGAGCGTGAACAGCATCGTCCCGGCCGTCGTCTCCGGCGTCGGTGGCGGTGGCGCGCCGGCTCTCGTGCAGACCGACTCCGCGATCTTCGAGATGCCGCTGTTCGACATCCCGGTGGCACCCGGCGCGGCCAACGTCGACCCGACCAAGATGGTCGACCGGCGCCGCTTCCTGGCCGACGCTCCCGGTGCCTGGTCTACCGCCAGTCGCCCGCAGGGTCCGCGCTACGCCACCCTCGGCTACAACACCACCATCAGCCAGTGGGAGTTCCACAACGGCGTCGACTGGGTGCCCGTGGTCGACCCGAGCATCCCCAGCCGCGTCCTCGCGTTGGAGTCCCAGCCGTACGTCAACAAGCAGGACGCGCAGATCCTCGGCGCTCCCAGCTACGTCGTACCGGACGCCACAACCAAGGTGCTCAACTGGGTCACCACCGAGGACTTCTCGGGCATCTCCTACAGCTCGGTCACCGGGCGCTTCGTCGTGTCGAAGGCGGGCTGGTACCGCTACGACATCCACAACGCCTTCAATACCTCGGCGGCCGATGCCGGCTACCGGCAGCTCACGCTCGTGAAGAACGACGCTGTGCTGGTCGCCAACGACATCCGGAACGCCGTCAAGGGCGGCTTCACCACGCTGAAGCTCTCCGGCGAGACCTACCTGTCCCCCTCGGACTTCCTCACCACGAGCGTCCGGCACACCGCAGGCGGAACCCTCGGCATGATCTCCGACGACGGCTACCAGCACTTCACGTTGAGGCGGGTCGGCTCGTGAGCGCGACCACCGAGATCATCAAGCTCGCCGGCCCCTTCGTCGCGGGTGGTGGCATGGCTGGCGCTGTAGCCGCCTACGCCGCCTGGAAGAAGGGTCCCGCAGAGAAGGACTCGATCATCGTCAACGGCGCCGAGACCGCCGTTGTGGCCCTGAAGGCAGTGCTCGAAGCGGAGACCGCCCGAGCTGACCGAGCCGAGGCTGAGCGCGACCGTGCGCTCGAGCGCGAAGCCAAGATGGAAGCCCGTCTCGACGCGATGCAGAAGATGCTCGACGAGGCGCGTGACGAGATCCACGCCTGGCGCAGTGAGCGCGGCAACCCCAGCAACTAGCCCACCAAGTCGAACGCCCCATCGTGAGTATGTGAGCTCTCGCGGTGGGGCGTTGGTCTGCCAACTCACAACTTGGAGGCACAACCCCCATGGCCAACTACATCATCTTCGAGGGCTTCCGCATGGACGCCCGAACTCGAGACATGCTCGTCGAGCTGCGCCGGATCTGCGAGGCTCCGGTCCGGATCACGCAGGGCGGCTTCAACAAGGGCGGCGTCACCGCGTCGGCCGGCACGCACGACGGCGGCGGCGCGCTCGACATCCGCGCCAAGGATCTGACCACCGCCGAGCGCAAGGAGGTCGTGCGGCGAGCTCGCCAGGTCGGCTTCGCTGCGTGGCTCCGCACTCCGGCTCAGGCCAACTGGCCGTACCACGTCCACATGATCGCGGTCGGCTGCGACAGCCTGAGTGCCGGCGCCGAGAAGCAGGTCGTCGCCTACCACAACGGCAAGAACGGCCTGAAGAACAACCGCGCCGACGACGGCGACCGGCTCTACGCCGACAACACCTGGGAGAGCTACCAGGCCCAGCTAGCCGCGCTGAAGCCGCCGAAGGACGCGCCGCCCGCGAAGGTCGCGACCGGACCCCGCGTCTCCCTGAAGCTGATCGCGTACGCCGCGAACGGTGGCTACTTCCGCAGCGGCCAGATCATCGCCCGCAACGAGGCGACTCGCGTGGCCCACTGGCTGCTCGACGACCAGAAGATCGTCACCGCTCGGGACGTTCGGGTCTGGGAGGCGTTCGTCCGGCAGGGCAACTGGAGGTCGGCTGGCCTTCAGTACACCGGGATGGTCGAGAAGTTCCAGGCTCACTACGGCTTGGCCGTCGACGGCGACGTTGGCCCAATCACCAAGGCCAAGTTCTCCCAGCTCCTCACTCAGGACAACTACCGGGTCGTCGCGTGAGCGTCGGCCGACACCGTCTCACCATCGGAGGTACTTCCATCGTGCTCGACAAGCTCAACTCGGCGTCGACCAAGCGCGCCGTCCGCACCGGCTTCGACGTGGCCCTCGGCGTACTCGCCGTCGTGGCGGTCATCGTGCCGTCGCTGCACCAGTTCGGCTTCAGCGTCGACAACGAGGCCGCGGTTGCCGGTCTGGTCGTTGCGGCCACCGCGCTGATCTCCAAGGTCAAGAACAAGCTGGAGGAGCTCGGCTACCTGCCGGCCTTCCTGAAGGACACCGAGGTCCACTGACGTAACGAAGCCCCCCGCGCTCATCGCTGAGCCGGGGGGCTTCTCGTCGTTTGTGCTTAGCCGATCTCCTCGAGGCTCAGCGTGCGACGGGCCTTGCCCCTCGGCGCCGCCTTCTTGGCCGCCGCCTTCTTGGCCGCCGCCTTCTTCGCAGGGGCCTTGCGCGCCGGAGTGGGCTTGGCCGGTGCCGACTGAGCTTGTGGGAGGAAAGCTTCCAGTGGAGCGGCATGCTCAGCGCACAGCGTAGGCGGCGGATCCGCCACTCGCCCGTCCGCCGATCCAACGGTATAGATCTGAACCGGGCGGGTCAGATCCTCGCAGACATCACACACCTTCACGACCTTATCCATCTCAACCTCCCATTCGTTACAAAGGAGCGTACCTCTCACATTGACAATCGAGCCACCGGTAGATGACGCTATATGGCTGAAGGTTGTGATTCACCGGGGGGTGTGACGCACCTCATGAGAGTTGGAGGAGAGATGGCGAAGGGGCGTACAGGGACACCCCGAACCAAGATCCAGAACGAGAGCGAAGTTCTGCGGTGGTTCGAGGAGGGGCGAACCTACAAGTGGATGGTTGAGCAGTATGCCGAGAAGTACAACATCAAGATCGGCGAGACTGCGTTCGCGAACTTCCGGCGTCGGCATGAACTGAAGCCAAGGCTGGCCCACGGGGGCTCGAGCCTGATCCCCTGGAGCCCGGTCGATCGACGGTGGCGTTGGTCGTACCCGATTCAGATGCTTCGTCTGGAGGAGAAGCGCCGGAGAGGCGAGGCACTGAGCAAGCTGAACCAAGAGAAGCTGGACGCCTGGCTCCGCGAGCGCAAAGCAAAGGATGAGGTCGTTGCCTACCTCCCCGATCGCCCGGAAGAGCAGGGGTTCTACTACGTTCCTCGCCGGCCTGGCATCGACAACGACCTCATTCGTGAACCGGACTAGGCAGGAAGTTGCCAAGCGCATCTTGTAACGCCCTGAGAGCGTGATCACGAGAGCATCACAACCTGCCGGTAACACTAGGCTCAAGTTGTGACAGAGCGTGACTCCCCCTAGTGTTCGAAGCGAGGCGGGATAGATGCCGAAGGCCCCCGACTGACCATCGGGGGCCTTTTTTGTGCGGGTGTTTTGAACGTCACAACACCAACTCTCACATACTCACGTATTGACAGTCGTGCTTCGGGGCCGGTAGAACAGTCCTGCTGTCCTCACATACTCACATAACTCATGGGGGGTTATCCACATGTTCCAAACCGTCCACAGCGCGAGCATGCTCGGCGTTCCGTTCGTTCTAACGATGCTGGGCGTCACGCTGTTTGTGGACATCGAGGGTGAGGACTGCTACATGACGGTGTCGCACGACCACGAGCCCGAGGCTCTGCGTCTTGCACTCGACACCATCGACCGCTTGGGGCTCGAGGTAGTTCCCGAGGAAGAGAGTGAGTGGGAGGTGGACGACGAAGTGACGAAGTGCATCTTGGCCGAAGCTCGACCGGCCAATGGACTGCGGGTGGTTGCGTGACAGTAACCTTCGCGAAGCCGAAGACGAGTCCCCCAGTCCCTGGGACTCGCGAGGCGGGTGGCGACGACAAGGTTCTCCGCGACAAGAAGGAGAGGCCGCGGATCCGGCTAGCCTGCCCGGTGCCCGAGTGCGACGGGGGGCGCGTCCCCTCGGAGAAGCGACCCGGCAACACCGTGAAGTGCAAGCGATGCGGGAAGGACGAAGCGAAGCCCGGTGAGGTGCTGCGCAGCTACTCCCGCGTGACGACCTACATCGACGTGCTCGAGGACAAGTCCCAGATCATGGCGTGGCAGAACCGCATGACCCTGATCGGCGTAGCGCTCGAGCCCGACCTTCTCCGCGGGGTGCTGGACAAAGACCCCGAGCTGAAGGAAGACAAGGACTGGCTGAACCGTCGCGCCGAGGTGGCCAAGGACAAGGGCGGCGCCAACGAGAAGTCGAAGAAGGGCACGTTCAAGCACGGCCTCTCCGAGCTGATCGACCTGGGCGAGGATCTGCCGGAGGACGTGAGCTTCGAAGATATCCTCGACATGGATGTCTACAAGCGCGGCACCGAGTTCTTCTCCATCAAGCACATGGAGGAGCTCGTACTGATCGACGAGCTGAAGGTCGCCGGCACGCCGGACCGTGTCTCGAGCTGGGCCTGCTACTGGTACAACGGCGCGCTGCGCGTCTTCGAGCTGGACGAGGTGCCTCAGGGTGCCGTGTACGTCCCGCTGATCACGCCGGACGGCAAGGAGATCGAGCCGACCGACAAGCTGATCACCGACCTGAAGACCGGAACCGTCGAGTACGGCGGGCTGAAGATGTGCATGCAGCTCTCGATCTACTCGCACGGCAAGCGGTACAACCAAGAAGCGCCGAAGCTGATCCAGTCCCGCATCCCGATCACCGAGGTGCGCCAGGACTGGGGCATCATCATGAACATCCCCGCCGACAGCGGAGAGATGGAGCTGTACTGGGCCGACCTCACCCTCGGGTGGCGAGCCGTCCAGGTAGCTGGCCAGGTGCGCGAGCTGCGCAACCTGAGCCGCGACGCGCTCACGAAGTTCGAGATCCCCACGGGGCTTGCTATCGCATCGTGAGTATGAGAGAGTAGAGCTGTTGGCGAGGGATTGGAGAGTGCCTCGCCGATTTGATAGGCCGAATGTGAGTATGGGAGGCTCGACTCACACGGCGGGGCAAGCGAGAGAGAGGAGCACCACCTAGTGACAGCCAGCGTGGACATCTTGGCGGGCGGGATCCGCCAGACCTTCACCAACCAGGACATGGGCTGGGCGGTCGCGTTCGAGGGTTCGATCGAGCGCACCACCGAGGACATCGCCCGCTTCTTCGACATCCCGGCCGAGGGCACCCCGTTCGAGATTCACCTCGCGGCGGCGGCCCTGGCGGTCAGCGGCCAGGCCGTGGCCGAGGTCCTGGGGGGCACTGTGATTCCCGAGAGCAAGCCGGCTTCGGCCAACCGTGAGTATGGGAGTGAGACCCAGGCTTCGGTAAGTACGACGGGCGCCGACAACGCTCCGGCCAACGACCCATGGGCGCAGGCCGAGTCCGGCGAGAAGGGCCAGCCCGAGAAGGAAGCCGAGCCGGAGAAGCCGCGAGACGACCGGCAGATCATGATCGACACGATCGCCGGCACCGGCAGCGTCGACGGCCTGAAGCGCCTCTGGGCCGAGAACAAGGCGACGTTCGACGCGGACGCCGACCTCTTCGAGAAGTGGAAGGCGCGCGGTCGGGATCTGAAGAAGTGAGCGACGAGATCAAAAGCCTGATCATCCTGGGCATCGTCTTCGTCCTGGGCTTCGGTCTCGGCCTGGCGGTCGCCCTGTGAGCGACGCCTCCGAGTGGATCGAGGTCGGCCACGTCCACCCGAGCCAGCTCAACTTCGAGCTGACGCCGGAGGAGGAGGCCAAGGTCGCAGAATGGAGCGAGCGCCTCCAGGCGTGGGCGACCACCCCCCGCCGCTGGGTCATGGGGATCACGGCGAACGACATCCCAGCGAAGACGATGCGACTCGTCTTCGGTCTCCCGCTTGAGCGATGCGACTACTCGTGGCTCTGGCCCAACGAGTGCGCCCACTGCCTCGGGCACCAGCTGCCGGACGATGTGCCAGTCCAGACGGTGTGAGCCGTGAGGCACTGATTGACCTGGCGATCGGCCTCCTGGTCATCGCAGTCTGCATCCTCGGCAGCGCCGGGGCTCTGCACTACAACTGAATATCGAGAGAGGACACACTCACCAGTGAAGAAGATCCTGAAGGCCCTCGTGCCCAGCAAGACCCCCACCGAGCCCGGTCTGGGCGAACGGTACGGCGCGGCGCTGGCGCTGCACGGAGCGGCCACCTCCGTCTTCAAGGCGGCGCACGACGATCTCGTGCAGGCCGAGGCCGAGCTGTCCGCCATCGGCCAGGATGCCGGCGAACAGATCCGCCAGGCGCAGGCCGCTCACGACGCCGCGGTGGAGCGCATGGAGGACGACCTTCGACTCAAGGTCAACGACCTGTCGGCCATCGCCGACATGGCGTACGACGACGCCTACATGGCCTACGAGCGCGCGGAGAAGATCCGCCCCCTCGTCGCCTGACCGACGCACAGCCTCTCCCGCACGACCGCTTCGAGTATCCGCTCGGATACCTGGAGCGCCTACACAACTTCATAGATAGGAGCACCACAACAGTGTCGAGCCCGTTCAACAAGCCCTCTGGCGGTTCCGGTTCCTTCTTCACGCCGGCCAAGCACGTGTCCGACCTGGCCCTGATCATCGAGGCCAAGTCCGTCCGTCGCGACGTGCCGAACACCTTCAACGGCGTGACCACCAACCGCGACGAGGTGACGGCGGACATCACGGTCTTCCGCAACTCGCAGAACATCGAGACCCGGACGCCGCACGAGGTCATGAAGAACGCGATCATCCACTCCTCCGTCTTGGCGAAGGAAGCCGAGACGAACATCGGGACGCCGCTGCTCGCCAAGGTGGCCAAGCCCAGCGGGAAGAACTACTACGCCTTCCTCGAGGTGCCGGCCGACATCGAGGCCGCGGTCGCCGAGTACTTCGAGAAGCGCGAGAGCGCGCTCGCCGACGCCATGGCCGACGTTCCCGACTTCGACTGATCGGGGTCGCTGAGTGCTGACCGCTTCAAGGTCGCTCGCGCTCAACGCTGAAGCTGGACGCGAACTCCCCCGAGTCGACGCCTTCTCGGCGCTGTACTCGCGGGGGGTTCGCCCCCGGCACGGCGAAGTCATCATGATCCTGGGTCGCTCGGGTACCCAGAAGTCCGGCCTTGCCTTGTTCTGGATGGCCGAGATGAATCTCCCGACGCTCTACTTCTCAGCCGACATGAGCGCCTTCACGGCCTCGGTGCGCCTCGCCTGCACGGTGACCGGCGACGAGACCGAGGTTGTCGAGGCGGCCATGGCCGAGGGTGGAGCGGCGCGGGAGAAGTACCTGAAGGCTCTCGAGAGTCTGAACATCACCTTCTCATTCGGATCCCCCATCACCTGGCGACAGGTCGAGGAGGAACTGGAGGCATACGTCGAGCTCCACAATGCCTATCCGAGTTGCGTGGTATTCGACAACCTCATGGATTTTGAGGGCGGCGAGACCGACTACACCGAGCAGATGGCCACGATGCAGACGATCACCGAGTTCGCACGGGAGACCGGCGCCTCGACCTTCGTTCTGCATCACGCGACTGACAAGAGCCAGGAGGCGCGGACGGCACCGTTCGATCCGCCGCCGCGGGCTGACGCGAAGAACGGTCTGGCCGAGAAGCCCGAGCTGACGCTCGGCGTCGGGCTGGATCCGAACACGCTGGAATACAAGATCGCTTGCCTCAAGCAACGCATGGGGCCGTGCGATCCCTCCGGCCGGAACTTCGCAGTGCTTCAAGCGGAACCGAGCAAGACGCGGTTCCACAAGTACATGGGGATGCGCACCCCGTAGTGCACTCCCCCACAACTGAATAGAGGTGAGGCAGTGAGAGTCGCAGGCTTGGACCTGAGCCTCACATCGACCGGCATTGCCGTGATCCATAGCGGTACGCCGGAGTGGACATACACGGCGAAGTCGTCGGGCAAGAAGGACGACAACCTCCAACAGCGCTGGGTCCGACTGACCGGCCTGTTGTGCGAGATCCTCAACACGATCGTCGACGACGAGCCGCTCGATTTGGTGGTGCTCGAGAGTCCGAGCTACGGCTCGACCTTCGGCTCGCCTCACGATCGCTCCGGCCTGTGGTGGATGGTGGCCGACGCGCTGCATGGCTCTGACATCCCGGTCGCCACGGTCTCCCCGCAAGGTCGGGCGAAGTACGGCACCGGCAAGGGCAATGCGAAGAAGCCCGAGGTGTACGCGGCGGTGAAGGAGACCTACGAGCCGCTCGAGTTCGAGATCCCGAACAACGACGTGGCCGACGCGGTGATCCTCGCGGCGATGGGCAGCCGGCATCTGGGCTTCCCGCTGGCCGACATCCGTCCCGACCACCCGCTCGACCAGAAGAAGCTCGAAGCGATGGGTGGTGCGGCGTGGCCAAGCTGAAGGACGAGTGGGTTCAGCAGCTCGACGCGGCGGCGGACTTCATGGCAGAGAACGAGCCTGGAGCGATCGCCGAAATCTTCGAGATCGAGTCAGCGTTCCTCGGCGGCACGCTCGAGGAGCTGGGCCACCTGTGAGGTTCGCGCGACCGGAGCGGGAGGAGTCGAGCTCCGACAACGAGCGGCCAGACCTGGCATCAACCTTCGAGCACTACGGCGTTCCCGTCTCGGGTCGCGCCAGCCAGATGGTCAAGTGCCCGGTCCACGGAGACCGAAGCGCGTCCTGCTCGGTCAACACCGAGAAGCAACTGTTCAAGTGCCATTCCTGTGGGGCCGCTGGCTCTGCATGGGATCTGATCATGCAGATGGAGGGAATCGACTTTGACGGAGCGCGAGCCTTTAGTGCCGCTCTCGGCCTCCCAGTTGGAGACGCTGGAGGAGGCGACGGCGAGCTACCAGCGGGCCGTTTCGGTGGACGCCGCAAGGTACCTGAGCGCAAGGGGAATCGGCCGCGAGGAGGCGCGTACAAACCGTCTTGGCGTCGTGGGTGACCCGTTCCCTGGACACACCCGCTACCAGGGGATGCTCGCGATCCCGTACCTCGATCGCAACGGACGCCCGCTGGCGATCCGGTTTCGTTGCCTGGTCGACGGATGTGCGCACGAGTACCACGGCAAGTACAACAGCGTGAAGGGTGACCACCCGCGGATGTACGGCATCGCCTCGATCTTCGCGGCGAAGGACGAGATCCACGTGACCGAGGGCGAACTCGACCGCAACATCCTGGTCAAGCTCGGGCTTCCCGCCGTGGCCCTTCCCGGCGCCGAGCTGTGGCAGGGGCGCTTTCGCCGGATGCTCGCGGGCTTCAACCGCGTGTGGATGTGGGCCGACCCGGACGACGCCGGCTCCGACCTGCTCAACAAGGTCACTCGCCAGCTCCGGCAGGCCAAGGGCATCCGCCTCAAGCAGGACGTCACCGACACGTACGTAGCCGGTGGCGCCGACGCGATCTTCGCGGCGCTCGGCCGAGAGAAGGAGGTCGCAGCGTGAAGCGGTACCTGAATGACGCAGGGGTGCAGTCGACGGTGAAGCACGTGCTGAACGAGATCGACAAGCAGGACGACCTATGGGGCGAGCAGAACCACCCCTCACACACGGGCGGCATCACCGCACTCAAGGTTGCCTACTACGGGGAGATGGCCGGCCAGTTCAAGCTGCACTGCGCTGAGGCTGCGCTCGAAGGCAGGCTCGGCTGGGACGACATCCTCCTCGAGGAAGTGTTCGAGGCGTTCGCCGAGACCGACGTGGAGCGACAGATCGAGGAACTGGTCCAGGTTGCGGCTGTAGCGATCCAAGCCGTCGCCTCCATCGCCCGCCAGGAGGCGAAGCGCGTCCTCGCCGCGGATGGTGGCCAGTGACCGACCTGGCCCTGCCCGGCAAGCCCGGCCCGAAGCTCCAGCACGCCTGGGACTCCCTGGTCGACGCGGCCCGCGAGCCGTTCCGTAACCACCTCCTCGGCGGCACAAGCGCCGACTGGTTGGCCTACTGGCTCAACCTTGCCGGCACGCCCGTGTCGGCCTCATCCATCCGTACGTACCGACGAGCACTTCAGGAAGGAGTGTGAGTGTGTGAGGAACGAACTCCTCCAGCAGTTGCTCGAGAAGCCCGTGGGGCCGGCGATCCAGAGTCGCCAGGCCACCGAGCAGGACATGACCAAGCAGATCGAGATCAACGGCGACGAAGCCAGCGTGACCGTGAAGGCGGCGCCAGGCGAGGCGGACGAGTCCGCGGCTCGCTTCTACCTCGAAGCCAAGGGTGAGAACCCTGACGAGTGGGAGGTCACCGGCTTCCGCTCCGGCGAGTGGACGATGGCCAACGGCGAGACAGGCGTCTCCAACCGGTACAGCTTCAAGCGCATCTCCGCGCCCGGACGTTTGCCCGTGCCGGTCGACGAGCTGGTTGAGCTGGTCCAGGACTACACGCCCGTTCTGAACCGTCCTGAGGGCAGCCACGGCTTCCTGGTTCTGCTCGGCGACATGCAGTTCGGCAAGATCGACGGCGACGGCCCGAGCGGCACGCTGGCCCGGACGATCGACTGCCTGAACAAGGCGGCCGACAGGCTCGTGGCCTACTCCGAGATGTTCGACATCGGGCACGTACACGTCGCCTGGTTGGGCGACCACATCGAGGGCTTCGAGTCGCAGGGTGGCTCCAACGTGTGGCGTACGCAGCTCACGCTGAACGAGCAGATCCGGCTGACGCGGCGGGTGATGCTGCACGCGCTCCGGCTGTTCGCCCCGATGGGCGCCAAGGTCACGATGGCCGCGGTGCCGGGCAACCACGGCGAGGCCGTGCGCTTCAACGGCAAAGGCGTGACGCGGTACGACGACAGCCACGACACCGAGTCCCTGATCGCGGTGGCCGACGCGGCGCAGCTCAACCCCGAGGCGTTCGGCCACGTGGAGTTCTTCGTCCCGACGACGGACGAGCTCACCGTGCTGGTCGAGGTGGCCGGCACGAAGATCGCTCACGCCCACGGCCACTCCTGGCGACCGGGCAAGCACTTCGACTGGTGGCGAGGGCAGGCGTTCAACAAGGCCAGCGCCATGCACGTCGCAGACCTGCTCGTCGCCGGCCACCTCCACCACGAGTTCATCGACTCCGACACGGACCGGCAGTTCATCCAGCCTCCGGCGATGGAGAGCGAGTCGACGTGGTGGCGCCACGCCAAGGGCACGGGCGGTGCGCCCGGCCTGATCGTCGCCGTCACGAAGGACGGCCTGACCGACATCAAGGAGGTGGTCCGGTGACCGAGCACCACGTGGACTGGCAGGCGCTGGAGGTCGAGGGCGTCGACAACGTCATCGTCCAGGCCGCCCGCTCGATCAGCAAGAACGAGCGGTACCGGCACGCGGTCGAGATCGAAGACCTCCAGCAGGATGCACGGATCCTCGTCGCGACGAAGCCGGACCTTCAAGAGTGCGTGTACGAGGGCTCGCTCGGGCTGTTGCACCACCGCCTGGTGCACGACCTCAAGGACCAGTACAAGACCGAGGCTCGGCGGAAGGATAAGACCCAGTCCTTCGACGAGCTGTGGGAGCGGGTCGGAGGTGTCGAGTGAAGCGCATCGTCGTGGCGGCCAGCTTCACCGGGGATGCTCACGACCACCTCCGGAGCCTCGGCGTCAACCCCCATCAGGCGATCATCGTCACGCCGACCAGCGTGCGAGGCCTCAACGGCTTGCGAGCTGATTGGGTCGAGACCTTCTGGGACATCCGTCGACGCGGCGCTTTCCTCGGAGAGCTCGACGGCATGATCAGCAGGATGGTGGCGCTGTACCCGGACATGGACTACCGGGTGGTGCCGTGAGTTACGACCGTGCCCTCGTCGAGCACTTGCTCCCGACCCTCTGGGATCCGGGAGCGGTGTACGGCGTACCGGTTCCGACTGCCCCTCCCGCCGACATGCCGAAGGGGTCGACGAACAAGAAGGAGGGCAACGTCCTGTTCGCCCACCTCGCCGACATCCGCGCCGGCTGGTTCGAGACGGACCTGACCGACAACGAACGACGTGCCTTACTCCTACGGTTCGGCCTCGACTGGACTGAGAGCGAGATCGCGACCAATCAAGGGACCTCGCAGTCCCGGATCTCCGTTCGCCTTTACACGGGCGTCGGCAAGATCGTCGCCCAGCTCAACGGCGGCGAGTTCGTCGAGGATGCGGCGTGAGAAGCCCCCCAACCTGGAGGACCCAGGTTGGGGGGCTTTCGCCGTTGTTGGACGAGCTGCGCCCTCGCCGGTACCATCTGAGCTACCAAGGTGGCCTACCGCTGGCGAGTGTGGCGGGCCATACCCGAACAGCAGGGCAACTTAAACCGGGAGTCGGCGGGCCTCGGCCGCCGAGAAGCAGACACCCAATCGGCCCACAACGTTGCAAGTGTTTCCACTGGTGCAGATACGCCATCCGAGGCAATGGCGGAGATCTTGTTGCCTTGGAGACCGACGTGGCGTGGTGGATGTGGCTTCTCAGCGGTGGCGGAGCGATCGGACTCGTGGGTCTGGCTCGCCAAATCCGACTCATGATCAGGGACATCGGCGACCGCCGCTTGGCGCGCTACGTGTTCGAGCAAACTCGCCGGATCGAGCCGGTCGAGATGATCCTCGAAAGGGACCGACCGAAGCAGTTGATTCCCGGCACTGACGACGAGGCCCCCAGGGCGTGATGTCCCGAGGGCCTCATCGCGATGCTAGAGGTCGCCCGACTGGTCCGTGCAGAGGTTGTGGATCGCGGCGATGGCAACCACCTTCGCCGTCTTGATCTGCTCGGCCGTCTGGCCAGCCTTCGTCATGTTGTCGACGAGGAACTGCACCGACCCCGGCTTGTCGCGGAACGCCTGGCACGTGGTGTGCCCCAGCTTGACCAGCTCGGGACGGGCGAGCACCAGCTCGGGCATCGAGCCCATCACCTCGAGTACGAACGCCTGTTCGATCGTGGCCTGGCTGGCGGTCGACGGTGCGGCCGGCTTCGGCGCTGCCGTCGTCGGTGCCGGTGTGCTCGTGCTGGTCGACGAGACGGCCGCGGGCTCATCCCCACCGCCGCAGGCGCTCAGGGCGCCGGCAAGGGCGAGAGCGGTGGCGAGGCAGTAGGTGGTGCGCTTCAT